ATAGTCGTATCAGTTCCTCAAGATTCTTCAATTCCAGATGCACCAAGTAACCTAGCACTCTATGCTTCATACGAAACTGTAATGTTTGTTTTTGATAACAGTTTAGAAAAAGATGTTTTTAGTTATAAGTATGAATTATATAATCAATCTCAAATTTCAGGAACAGTTGGAAACTATACAATAACTGGTGAGCCATATCGAGAAGGATATTCATCTTCCAATGTATTTACGGTAGCTGTAGATAATAGTTCGTCTACAGTTAACTCATCTACTGGAGTAGTTACGACAGTCAATAAGTCATATTATGGAAGAATAAAATCAGTAGATACTTCCAAAAATGAAAGTAGTTGGTCATCGCTAGTATTGACAGATGCAAATACACCTTTGATAAATAGTCAATTCATAAATTCATTAACAGCATCCAAAATAACTGCTGGAACAATAGGCGCTCATGAAATAATATTAACACAGTCTGGAGCTCAAACTAGTTATACTGCTGATGCAGGAGTTGCTGTAATTAGATCATCTGATTATCAAGATGATCCATATTCTGGATGGATTATTAAAGGTTCTGGAGAAGCAGAATTTGGAAAAGTAAAAGTCAATGGACCATCTGTTAATAGAATAGTTTTATCAACAGGAGAAAATAACGAAGATAATCTTATAAGCCTAGTAAAAGGAAGTGGAACTCCAGAATATTCTACAAAGTACACTACATTTTATATAGATGGACAAGAAAGATTTAGCATTGCTGATGGGTTATCTTGGAGTCCACAGGATGGATTAACTGTTACTGGTAAGTTAGAAGCAAACTCTGGAAGAATAGGTGGAATAAAAGGTTGGCAGATTGATAAAAGAGGTTATCTTTTTTCTGGAACTGGCTCAAATAGATTTGCTCTAGCTTCTGGTTCTACTTTTATAACAGGAGATCAAACAGACGTTAATACTTTGTCAGTCCTAGTAGATGACGAGTACGATATCTTTGATGCACACTATTCATCTATATACATAAAAATAAATAGATCACAACTACCAGTTGAATATCAAGCCTCACCAGCTGAAGAAGGAGATGGGACTGGAATAGAAGCATTAATAGGGATATCTGTAACATTCAGTGGTTTTACTGATGATCTATCTATACTTAATAATAAAGATTTTAACATAATGTACATATCTGAAAACAATTACGAACTTGTTGACGGAGTTGCAGAATCAACAACCCTACTCGGTCCTAATGAATTAATAATTGTTGTATATGGCGAAGATCAAAACTTAACAGAAATACATGATGATGATCTAGAGGGATTGTATAGTTATACATCAAATTATCCAAAGAGTTCCTTCAAAGAAATACAAACATATACAGATGAAAATCCACCAGATCCGGCAGATGGCCCTTTCTATAGGATGTGGGCAGGAGCAGTTGATCCAAGAGACGCATCATTTTCTTTAGATTCAAATGGAAACCTAAAAGTAAATTCTATTACTGTTACATCAACAGGTTCTACTGGTGGATTTATTACTGTTGGCGGTGGATACAATGGAGCACCAACTCCTAAGTCAATTTGGCTTTCAGATGGAACAGCACCTCCATCTGGAACAGGTAATCCTGGCGATATATGGATAATGTATTAATATGGCAAAAGGAATATTAGTTAGAACACCATCTAATACTTGGCAAGAAATAACTAGAGACACAACAAAGTTCTTACTCAAAAGTGACACTGGTTGGATCAATGCTGAGAAAGTGTGGGCAAAAACAAATTCTGGCTGGATAGAAGTTTGGGATAGATATCCAAGCCCTCCAATTAATCTTGAAGTCTTTGAAAAAGGTGCAGAAGAATCAGCAACAACTTGTTATGTAACTATAACTTGGGAAATGGAAAGAGAAGATCAAGTTCCTGTAGATTTTTTGAAATGGCAATTTAGCATAAATGGATCAACATGGTTTGGCGATAGTACAGATGAAGCTTTAAGGGAATATACTTTCACAGGTCTTCCAGAAATAACAAACTATAATTTTTACATAAGAATATATGACGCAGCTAACCAATATGCACAGAGTTATATAAATACAACTACAACAAATCTTGACCCTGCAGAGCCAGATAATTTTGAGGCAACTTCGGTAACACAAAATTCAATAACAACATCTTGGTCTATAGAAAGTGTTCCACCAGACTTTTATAGATGGGCTTTTTCTAGAGACAACGGTGCAACCTGGTCTTACAGTACTAATCAAAATCTTAGATCATATACATTTTCTGGTTTGTCTGTAGCAACTTCATATGATCTAATTATACAATTGCAAGACACATCCTTAAATGTATCAGAAGCGACTTTAGAAGATGTATATACTGCACCAACAACACCATCTGCTCCAACCTTATCAACAGGTTATGATGGATGGAATTCTTCCGATAACTACATACTTCAATCAGCTATAGATAGTGGAGACGCAAGCTTAGATGACATAACTAGAAGCGTTACCGCAACGGTAACTTATAACGGAGGTCCCAATAACGAAAGCTGTTATTATGAAATATGGTTATCATCTGGCACTGAATCAGATGCAGATAGTGAAACTTTTGATTTAGTTACAACTACACAAACATTAACGTATACATTTACTGGTTTAGCTAGAAATACATCATATAAAGTAAGATTAGTCTCAGTTGGCGCTAGTGGAATCGATGGAGACATAACCTATGGATCTTTTTCTTCTTTAATAACAACATATGCAGAAACGCCAGAAGATGTATTTGGCTATAGATGGCAGTCTACAGAGGGTTGGGTTAATTTTGGTTATGATGGAGCATTTACAAGAAGTAGTGTATATAGCAATCTATATCTAGCTAGTTATTCTGGAGATAATAATAATACGACAAGATGGGTTTCTGCTCCATACGGTAGTAGTTTATCTTTCAATTACTCAGGAAAGCCATGGGTCCAAGCTAGACATGTCGGCGGACAAGTTGGTATACCAGCTTCATCAAAATATACAGAGATAGCTCAGATAAGAGTTAGAAGTAGATATAGTCAAAGTTATGCTCTTCACGTTGGATTGGTTGACGCTGCAGGGGTAACCCAATGGCAAGGCGCTTCTTCAACTGAAGGCATCAAATATATAGGAACTTCAACAGTTAATAATACTGGAGATTGGGATATATATAACTTCGATCCAAACTATACCCAATCAGAAGGAAGAAAATACTATTTAAGATTAACACTCTGGAGCTTAGAACAAGCAATTTCTGGAGACAGTAGATACGAAGCTAGTGTTACAGATGTGCAGGTTTACGAAAGACAATGGAGCTACAACTACATTAAAGTAGATGTAAAATATTGGTAGTTGAAAAGTAGTGTGATACAATGTATAATTTGTATCAAGTATTTTAGGAGACAGTGTGAATACAAGCGAAAATAACATTGACGCCAATTTAATTATTCAAGTATTTCAAGAGAAATTAAATCAACTTAACACAGAACTAGTTGTTAAAGAGGCTTTAATAAGGCATTTGAATGTTCAAATTCAAGATTTAAATAATTATATAATGACAATACAACCAAAGCAAAAAATAGAAAAGAACAAAAAGGAGAACACAGATGAGTTCGAATGAAACAGAACAGCCAAAAGAATTTATGGTAGAAATAAAGATTAGCGACAAGAATCTTTCTTATAGAAGTGATTTTTCAGAAGCTGAGACTATCTTCTGGCTTGAAGCAGTTAAAGACTTGATTCTTAAGAATGCATTCTCTAGATCGTCTGAAGAAGAAAACTAATAAGTTTAAAAGACAATTTTTTAAAATACTATCTTAGTATACTTTTATTTCAGGAGCATTAAATGCCACTCTCAGAATATATACCTTTTCGCAATATAGACAATTTCCCAAAGAACAACTTTGTGGCAAAGACCATTAGCGGAGATGATGTAAAAATGGTAGCAAAGACCATGAAGGTAGCTGCCCTTGCCCTTGGTTATCAAGGCACAAACTATTTTTATACTGGACGTGGAAATTTTGAACCAGCTCCATATGATTTCGATAGAATTATACAGGCGATAGATACCGACTCTTATATAAAACAAGCTATTGGAAAATATAAAGAACTTTTCTGGAAAGAAGGCTGGCAAATAGTTGGAGAGAATCCAGATGCTGTGGCCTATCTTTATCAGAGAATTGACTTTATGGAAATGGCTATGAAAAGACCATTCGTAGATTTCTTAATTGAAGTATCTGATCAGTTATTTAAATTCTGCAATGCATTTATAGTTAAAGCAAGAGGAGACATTGGTGAATATTTCCCAAGTAATCTCACACCAGTTTCCGCAACACAACCAATAGTTGGATACTACTTAATACCTACAGAACAAGTTAGAATATTAAGAGATAAATATAATAGACCAAAATCTTACCAACAAGCAACAGATCCATTAACATACTCTCCTACTGATAGAGACCCTGTCTGGTCAGCAGAAAGAGTTATACATATGTTCTTTGATAGAAAAACCGGAAGAGCTTTTGGCACCCCTTTCCTGAGCACAGTGCTAGACGATATTGTTGCCTTAAGACAAATTGAAGAAGATATTCAAAATCTAGTTCATAGAGAATTGTTTCCTATTTATAAGTATAGAATTGGAACACAAGAACAGCCAGCAGAACCTGATGAAATAGAAAATGCGGCAGTAGAAATAGAAAACCTAAGAGCAGAGGGTGGTCTAATACTTCCATACAGACATGATATAGAAGTTATAGGCTCACAAGATGCCGCACTAAATGCCTCTCCATATCTAGAGCACTTCAAGGAAAGAGTTGCAGTTGGATTAGGATTAGCACCTCATCATCTTGGAATGAATATGAATGGTGGCAATAGATCTGTAACAGATAGATTAGACACTGCACTTTATGACAAAGTTAAGCAGTATCAAAAACTGTTCGCTGAGATGGTTAGAGTCCATATCTTTAATGAGCTTTTGTTCGAAGGTGGCTTTGATCCTGTAGCTAATCCAATGAACGAAGGAATATCTGATCGTTGTTACTTTAAATTTAACGAAATAGATGTTGATACTCAGGTTAAAAAAGAAACACACATAGTCCAAAAGTATACAAACTCTGTAACAACATTATCAGAAACTAGAATAGCTCTAGGTTTAGAAGCTGAGATAGACGAATCAGAACTCTTTGCAGCAATACAAGGAAAAGTTCAGATAGAAATATCTAAAGCTCAAGCAGAAAACGCAGCAAGTATGCAGGATAATGCTCAGAATCAAAAAGTTGATCAGAATAATGATAATTCTGATAAGCAAAATTCTGCTCAAAAAGGACAAGTGAATCTTCCAAATAAAAGAAAAGGTCCAGGAAATGTTGTTCGTCCAGCAAACCAAAATGGAAGAAAAACATCTCCAGATATTAGAAGATCTGATTTATCTTGGTTAGGTGTTGTTGAAAATCTTCTAGAATCAGACTATAATGTTGTTTATACTGATGAACAGAAAGATTTCAACGATGGCAATAGAATTTAAAACAGACATAAATCTTCCATATGTAGATAGCGAAGATGCATTCGAACTATTTGAAACAGTAGTCTATAACGGTCAAACTAGACTGGCCTTAGAGGTTCTAGTAGATGTACTAGTATCTGTAATAAATAAAGTAAATGAATTAGATGAAATAGTTTCCGCTATTGTAGAAGCTATTTCTGAAGACGAAGAAACAGAGTTAGAAACAAAATCAGAACAACAAGTAAAGCCAACAGAAAAGGCAGTTGAAACTTCTGTAAAGACAGAAGAAGCTTCAAAAGAGGATTCTAAATCTGAAAAAAATACAAAGCAAAAAGTAGAAACCAAAAAAGTAGAACAAGAAACTACTGAATGATATGAAGTTGATAATAGGATGTCCAATCTATAAAAGAGATTGGATTCTTCCACATTGGATTAGATGTTTGCTGAGTCAATCATTAGATATTTCTGATATAGGTTTTGTATTCGAAGTATCTCCAGGTGATTACGAAACAGTAAACTCCTTAAATGTTTGGAAGAAGTTAGATAGTAGAATAAAGATTTTTGAAATAAATGAAAGATCTGATATTCCACATTTTGAGCACAGTCCAGACACAAGACAATGGACAATCTCAAAATATCATAATATGGTTTCTTTAAGAAATTCTATATTAAATAGAGTTAGAGAAATTCAACCAGAATTTTATCTTAGCTTAGATTCAGACATCCTATTAACAAATCCAAATACGTTAGAAATGCTTATTGCACACATAAAAAGCGGTGCAGATGCTGTGAGCCCACTTATGTTTATGACTCCTGTAGGAATTAACTTCCCTAGTGTTATGACTTGGAGAGATGAAATAGGCGGAAAAGCATATAGACAAGAAAGATATCCACTTGGATCCTATTTTCAGTCAGATGTTATAATGGCTGCAAAGATGATGTCAAAGGATGTTTATAATAATGTTGATTATGAAGTTCATACACAGGGAGAAGACCTTGGGTGGTCTAAAAACGCAGGTTTAAAGGGATTTAAGCTATATTCTGCGTCTTACTTATACGCTAATCATATAATGGGTCCTAAGATGTATGAAGACTTTTTAAGAAACGGTGACAACAGATATAGTCTATTACTTGATAACTATATAAAAGTCTGATATATTTATATAAAATTGTTCAATGTTATAAAAACAAATTTACTATACTCTAAGATTAAGATATAAGAAGGAAGCAAAATGTCGTTTGATTTCGTAGAAAACTTTACAGTCGAAATGCCAAATTTTGCAGACTCAGATTTCAATTTTTCTGAGGCTTTTAATTCTAAGCATGGATTGATAATTGAAGTTGCAGCAATTCATGAACGGATTAACTGCAAACTACAATAACTACTCTGCCGCAGAGCTTGAGAAAGCTTTGCAGTCTTGGGTAGAACCATATCCTAAGCCAATAATACTAAACCATGATTTGAATTCAGAACCAATGGGTAGAGTTATAGCTGCTAGAATGGATAAAGAAACAGATGGTGCGCCCTTTGTTAGATTGCAGATAGCAATAACAGATCCCGTAGCTGCACAGAAGGTACTTGATAAAAGATACCTTACTGGATCAGTTGGCGGTAGAGCTGGAAAAGCAGTTTGTTCCATAACTGGAGAAGATCTAGCTACTGAAAGTTCTGATGGAAGACCCCGAATTCCAAAGTATAAGAGGGGTCAAATTTATAAAGGTAAACTTGCTTATATTGATATGCAGGAAATTTCTTTTAAAGAGTACTCTTTTGTAAATCAACCAGCAGATCAGAGGTCTAGCATTAGATCCTCTAAGACTATAGACGGTTCTTCTCCAATTAATGATTCTGATCAATGGATTGCTAAGAGCAATGCTTTTGTTCTTCATATGGATACTGAAGATATTGTATCGGTTCAAGAAAATGAATCAATATTAAAAAAACTCAAGAAAAAAGAATCAAAACCAGTCTACCTTCACTTGAAAGGCGCATTCTTAACAGCATTAGCTTTTGAAGAAAGCGAAAAATGTAATAATAATGATTCTTCATTACTATCAAATGAAGACTCTATAACAGATAACTCTGAGGAGACCCATAAAATGGATGATGTTAAAGAAAACGAAGATATTCTTGCAGTAGCCGAAGGGCTTAGCGAGGATCTTTCGAATATAGCTGCATCTTCTACAGAAACAGTAGAAGAGTCAGAAACAACCGAAGTTTCTGAAGATACAGCAGCAAAAGAAGAGCAAGAACCAGAAGAAGAGGTTGCAGCTCCAGAGAACTCAGATGATGATTCAGAAAAAGCCGATGAACAAGCCGAAGCAGCTGTTGAATCGGAAGAAGCTGAAGAACCAAAAGAGTCATCTGATGAGGAAACAAAATCAGATGCACAAAGTCAAGAGAACACTGAGCAAGCCGATGAACTCAATGCGGAAAAAATTGATGACGTTGAGCAAGACACTGCCCAGTTAGAGATTAAACTTAAGTCTCTTGAAGAAGAAAATGCTCGCTTAAAAGCAGCACTTCATAAAACTCTTGTTGAAAGAGTCGTTGATACCAAAATTGGTTTAGGACTTGAATCTGCAGAAGAAAGAGAAAACCTTATTGAAAGCCATCTAAAGAGAACTGCTTCTTCTTTAGCTGACTCAATGAGAGATCTAGCAAAGTTGCCTGCAGCTTCCAATAGATCTGTCTCTGTGCCAACAATTGAATCAGAGCTAGCAATTAGCAATGAGGAAAATGTTGTAACACTTGACGCAGAAGAATCACAAAAAGTAGAGAATAAAGAAGATGCTTTTGAGAAGCTTTTTGTAGATGCCCTCATGGGTAGACGTAAACTCTAAATTATCAAAAACAAGGAGATATAAAAAATGAGTTTAGCAAAATTCCGCAAGGTAGGTACGAAGACTGGTTCAGGTCGTTTTGTAGTTTCTGAGGGTATCGCCCCAGCAGCTTACTTGCTTCCACACCCAGGCCTTCCAACTTGGTACTCAGATAGTGAAGATGATCGTTTTGAGATCGTAATCACAAAGGGTACAATTCTTTCAGTAGTAGCAGATGCCAATGGCGATGCAAGAGTAGTTCCAGCTAACGGAACCGGCTCTTCAAAGTCATGGGGTGACACCATGCCATCGTCATGGGATCCACTTGATGGAGCTACTCCTAACTACAGTTCTGGTGCAACAGACACAGTTTCAGTTGCTGCAAGATCAATTCCAATCGGCGTAGCCCAATATGACCTCTATCGTCCTTTCGATAAGGGTACATCACAAGGTGCCGGTTTTATTACTCACGGATATGTTGAGTATCCAATGGTAACAGCTGTTAACGCTGATGTTACCGTTGGTAGCATGGTTGCTTCTGACGCAATGGGTCGCCCCGTCTTGTTGTCCGAAGCAAACGCTGCAGACTATCCATGGCTCATGGTAGGTAAGGTTATCGAAGTAGAGAAGTTTGCAACAAACTTTGACGACGGCCTTCTCTCTTACATGCAGCTACCATCAGATCCAGGTGCACTTAAGACAGTGTACGAACTTACCCGTGCTGGAGCATACTCTGGCAAACTAGGTATCCGTTCTAACCTGGATGTACACAATGTCACTGGCGCATTCCGCGTCAACTTGACAATATAAGAAAGATAACAGGAGGAATAATCCTAAGATGAGTAAGACAATCCAAGAACTCCTCTCAGGTCTCCCAGCTTGGGAAACCGCAATGGCTGAGGACGGGTACATCGACGGGGAAAACAGAGTAACAATTAAGGAAGCTTTTGCATCAGCTGATGCCGCAGCATTATTCCCTAAAGTTATCTCTCGCACTCTGAAAGAAGCAGCCGAGCCACAATTACTAGTGACTCCATTGCTTTCAACAGTTCGCCTTGGCAAGGGGCGCTCCTTGGAGTTTCCAGCAGTCAACGCAATTCAAGCCGCAGAGATCCCTGAGGGACAAGAATATCCAGAGCAAGCACTCGCCTTCGCAAAGCAGGTAGAGGGCAAAGTTTCAAAGAAAGGTGTAAAGCTAGCTTTCACCGAAGAAGTCATCGCTGACTCACTTTGGGACATTGTCGGTCTACATGTCCGCGCTGCAGGTCGTGCAATGGCTCGTCTCAAAGAACAAATTGCATTAAGCCGTTTCAAGGATGCCGCAACAGTTGTCTTCGACAACGATAGTGGTAGCTATGATGACACAACTGGTAAGGGTATTGATGGCGCAGCTAACGATACTATTACATGGGATGACATCATCGACATGGCTGCTGTATTAATGGCTGAAAATCATATCCCAACAGATTTCATCCTTCACCCATTAATGTGGTCCGTATTCCTTAAGGATAGCATCTTCCATGCAGGTGGCGCAGCATCAGCTGTTGGCACAAGCTGGGGTTACCGTCCTCAGTCGGCAGACGGAGCACTCAATGCTACCGCACCTATGGGTCTCAATGTTTTGGTTTCACCATTCGTTAGCTTCACAGCAAAGAATGGTTCAACCCCAGCTAAGTCAGACCTCTTCCTCATTGACCGCAATGAAGTTGGAACACTTCTTGTCAAGGATGACATGAGCACAGATCAATTTGATGATCCAAGCCGTGACATTCGCTCAATGAAGATGAAAGAGCGTTACGATATCGTGATGCTTGGTGATGGTGAAGGCATTACAGTCGCTAAGAATGTTAGCCTTGCACGTAATTACGAAGTTCAGGTTACAAACCAAATTTCCTGATAGACCTTAGGGTGTTATAGTTACGACAACCCTAAAGATTGGGGGGCGGAAGAGTAAAATCGACCGCCCCCCTTTCGCATATTTAGATATCTTTTGTTACTATATGTTTATAGTTAATGCCTTAGGAGTGTGCAAGTGGCTTCGTATTTAATAGATCAAGCTAAAGTAAGTTATTATAGTGTTTCAATTAAATTTGGTAGAACTATTAAAATTTCTTCACTTAAAAATGAAAATTTTAAACTTTATAAGAATTCTGCAACACCAGAATTAGTTAATAGTCCATTTCAAGTAATAAATACAATTAAAGATTATAATCAAATATCTAGAATATTAACTCTATATTGGAGAATATCTTTAGAGGATCAACAAGAGTATTATATAAGTTTAGTTAATCTTCTAGACGCAGCTGGGGCAGTTGTTAGCGCAGAAAATATATCATTCACATATGTAACTGCAGCTACTCCAACCACAAGTGTTTTCTCTGAGCCAGAATTGCAACCAGTCTTAATTGAAGATAAGTCTATAAAAACAGATATAGATATTAGTTATCAAGTTTTAGCTAAAAATCCAAAGTTCTATATATCTGACATAAATCCAAATAATGGTGAGTTCTATTTAACTAATGACTATAACAATGGAAGAGTTGTTGTAACATTTAGCGAAAGACCAGCTTCAAACTTCTTGAATTCTAAGTATTTTCAGGCCCAAAGAAAGAAAATACAAAAGGCTCCATCTAGATGGGAAACACTGGATGCAGAAGTATTAATGCATTCATGGAAACCAGATGTCTATATAGATTTTCCATCATTAGATGCAACCCCATCTTACAATACAGATGGGAAAGATTATTTTGAAAAAAATTATAAATATAGAATTATAATATCTAAAGATATTGGTATATAAATGTCTAATTTTATCTATGGAAAAGCAAAAGAAGCTTTATTTAAAGGCTCAATAAATATAGTTAACAGTAACTGTAAGATAGCTTTAATAGATACAAATCACTATGTACCAATGCAGAACATTCATGAATTCATGAGTTCTATACCAAGTGAATCTATTATGATTAGGTCTAACGCATTACAGAACGTAAGTTGTACTTTGGGTGTAGTAGATGCAGATGATGTAATTATAGGATTTTATGATGGTGATCCATTTGACGCCATAATATTTTACATAGATACTGGCTCTGATTCAACATCCAGATTACTTTTTTATATAGATGAGTCTCCAGGTCTACCCTTTAATGGTGTAGATTCATCGATCCCAGTTACAATATTGTGGGATAATGGAATAAATAAAATACTATCAATTTAAGGAGGATATTAATGTCAACACTGTACCCTAATTCTTTAGATAATTTTGTTAACCCTACAGCAAATGACACATTAGATTCTTCTACTGTACCACACGCTGATCAGCACGCAAATTTAAATGATGCAGTCGAAGCTTTACAAACTGTTATTGGTATTAATCCAGCTGGATCACATCTAACTGTTAAAGATAGAATAATAGCAGCAGAATCTTCAATATCTACTCAGTCAGTATTAAATGGACTTACTGATGTTACTATAAACCAAGCTGCCACAGGCAATATATTACGTTATAACGGGTCTCAGTGGGTTAACTACGCTGAAGACAACCTTACCGATGGAGGAAACTTTTAAAAATGGCAAATACAATTAGAATCAAAAGAAGAGCCTCTGGTGATTCCGGTGCTCCGTCGAGTCTACAGAATGCAGAATTAGCATACAATGAAGTTAATGATGTTCTTTATTATGGTAAGGGTACAGGTGGAGCAGGTGGGACCGCAACTACTGTTGAAGCAATTGCCGGTTTAGGTGCTTTTGTTGGCCTTTCTGGTACTCAAACAATTACAGGTAATAAGACATTTTCAGGAACAGTCGCACTTGGCGGATCTGCTACAGCGACCACTCAAACATCAGGAGATAATAGTACAAAGGTTGCAACAACAGCTTTCGTCGCTGCAGCAATTACAGCAGCTGGCTCCTTTACCGGATTCACAATTGCTGGAGACTCTGGCTCTAGCCAATCTATTGGTAGTTCTGATACCATAACAATTGCTGGTGGAACTGGCATAGATACTGTAGCTGGATCAACAGATACAATAACTATTAGTATCGACAATACAGTAGCCACATTAACAGGAACTCAAGAACTTACTAACAAAACCCTTACAAGCCCTACAGTTTCTGGTCTTTATATCTCTGACTCAAGTATCACTTTTGAAGGATCATCTGCAGACGCCTATGAAACTACATTGACCGTCACAAACCCAACAGCTGACAGGACAATCACATTACCAAATGCATCAGACACTTTAGTTGGCAAAGCTACAACTGACACTTTTACCAATAAAACATTTGATACAGCAGCCACTGGAAACAGCTTTAGTGTTAACGGTAATGCAATAACATCTTATGTTGGCAGTGGTTCAAACGTTGTATTATCATCAAGTCCAACAATTACCAATCTTTTTGCCAGCGGACTAACTGTTACTGGGGCAAGTATTGTCTTTGAAGGAGCAACAGAAGATGATTATGAAACAACGCTTACTGTTGCAGACCCAACCGCAGATCGCACTCTAACCTTACCAAATGCAACTGGAACAATAGCTTTAACCAGCGATATTACAACAGCAGTAAATGCAGTAGCAACATCATTTACCGTTGCTGGAGATAGCGGTTCAAGCCAAACAATTACATCTGGTTCAGATACTCTTACGATTTCTGGAGGCACAGGATTAAGCTCAGTCGCTGGTTCAACTGACACTATAACTATTAATCTTGACAATACAGCTGTAACATCTGGATCCTATGGTTCATCAACAGAAGTTGCATCAATTACTGTAGATGCCCAAGGACGCTTAACATCTGCAAGCAATACAAGCATCAGAACTGCTACAACTTCACAAACAGGTTTAGCTTCTTTTAGTTCTTCTGACTTTGCAGTCAGTACCGGTGAAGTAACCATTAAGTCTGGTGGAGTTGACAATGCCCAACTAGCTAACTCAACAATTACACTTGGTTCATCAACTTTAACTCTTGGTTCTACCACAACTTCAGTAGCAGGTATAACTGAATTAACTGTTGACAATATGAATTTTAATGGAAATGAAATTAGTACAACTGATACTAATGGTAACCTTTCTCTTAATCCAGCTGGAACTGGTTCAGTTACAGTCAATGGACATAAGATTACCAATCTTGGCACTCCAGTTGACGATGCAGACGCAGCAACAAAAGGTTATGTTGATAACAAGGTTACAGGATTATCTTGGAAGCAAGCAGTACATGCCCTCGCTAGTTCAAACGTTCCTTTAACTGGTTCAACACCATTAGAGGTTGATGGGCACACTCTTCTTGATGGTGAAAGAGTTCTTTTAACTGGTCAAACAACTGCTACTCAAAAAGGCATATACTCTGTTGCAATATCTGGTGGTAGTTATACGTTAACAAGATCTACCGATGCAGACGTATATACTGAGCTTCATGGTTTGGCAGTTTTTGTTCAAGTAGGTACTTCATATGCAAACACTGGATGGGTGCAAACTACTGACAATTTAACAGACTTTAGCGGTCAAGCATGGGTTCAGTTCTCAGGAGCTGGAGCTTATGGTGCAGGTTCGGGTCTTGGATTAGATGGAACCACATTTAATATTAACGTCGATGCTAACGGCGGAATTGAAATTACAGGTGACGCACTTGCTCTTAAATCATCAGTTGCAGGAGCTGGTTTAACTTTAACTTCTGGTGTACTAGCAGTTGGAGGAACAGCCGACAAGATAACCGTAAACTCAGATGCAATCACCATTGCTTCAACGTACGCTGGACAGTCTTCGATCACAACCTTGGGAACTATTGCAACAGGAACATGGAATGCTACTGAAATTGCAATAGCAAAAGGTGGAACAGGAGCAACATCAGCAGGTGATGCAAGAACTAATCTTGGATTAGCAATTGGTACTAACGTACAAGCATACAATGCTAACCTTGCAGCAATTGCTGGACTAACCTCAGCATCAGATGCACTCCCATATTTTACTGGATCTGGCACTGCAGCAGTTACAACATTAAGTTCTTTCATTAGAGGTCTTTTGGATGACGCAGATGCAGCAACTGCTAGAACTACACTTGGTGTGGACACTTATACAATTGATGGTGGCACATTCTAGTTAACTTATGTTATAATAACTTAGTTAAATGGAGTGACTAATGGCTAATACTATAAAAATAAAAAATAGTGGCACATCTTCTAATACGCCTACTTCTTTAGAATATGGTGAGCTAGCAATTAATTACGCTGATGGTAAACTGTATTATAAAAATAGTTCTAATTCCATTGTTGAATTCACTAGCGCAGTTAATCTAGCCGGAACCGTATATAATACAACGATAGGTGACGGAACTAGTACATCTTATACAATAACTCATAACTTTGGAAGTAGAGATGTAAGCGTAACAGTTAGAGAAGCATCTTCTCCATACGGTTTAATATTGACCTCATGGGAAGCTACCTCTGGTAATGCCGTAACAGTTTACTTTAATTCACCTCCGTCCTCTAACTCTGTTAGAGTTTCTGTATACATAGCTGTAGCAGGCCTTGAGGTGGGTCCAACAGGCCCAACAGGGCCCACGGGACCCACAGGCCCTCCTGGGCCTACAGGAGCCGATTCAACAGTTGCAGGTCCTCCAGGTCCAACAGGCCCTCCAGGTCCAACAGGTCCAACAGGGCCCACAGGAGCCGATTCAACAGTTCCTGGCCCTACAGGCCCTACAGGCCCAGCAGGAGCTACAGGACCCACAGGACCCACAGGACCGAGTGCAAACATCTCTGCAACTAATACAGTTGTTACTGGAAAGTTGTCTGGTGACCAGTCAGTTGCAAGCTCAACTAATGATATTCTTATTTCTTTTGTTGATGATTTTGACCCTAATAACTGGTGGGATGCAACTACTAAACAGTTTACGCCCACAATTGCGGGGTATTACAATGTTTCACTTCACGCATGGTGGACCGCTGCTGGTGTAACAACAAATCAATACAACATTCAGATTAGAAAAAATGGCAACACTTCTGCAATCTTCCAGAATCAAACATTAACAGGTTCAGGTTCTTCACAGGGTGGAAGTAGGGTTATTTACTTAAATGGAACTACTGACTATTTAGACTTTACGGCGTATAACGGAGACTCCTCTTCCAGAAGTCTTCAATGGGGTGGAGCAGGTCAAGGAACATGGTTCTCTGCTGCTTTAATGACTACTGGAACTGGTCCAACTGGACCGACAGGACCGACAGGACCGACAGGTCCAACTGGCCTAACAGGGTCAGCAGGGCCAACTGGACCAACTGGACCAAGTGGATCTTTTGCTAGTGCACAAACAGTAAATACACAGACAGGAACTACTTATACATTAGCAAGTAGTGATTTAGGTAAAATGGTAACATTAGATAATTCTTCTTCTATAACAGTTACTGTCAATACCTCAACAGGATTAACTGCCGGCCAATCAATAGATATGCTCCAACTTGGAACTGGACAAATAACAGTTACAGGTTCTGGAGTAACAATTAATGGAACACCTGGCTTAAAATTTAGAGCAAGATACTCAGCTGCATCACTATTTTGTATAGGTACCGATACTTATGTTCTTATCGGGGATTTGAGTGCGTAATGGCAATAAGGCATGGCGTTGTTGCTTCTGGTATTGCACTTCCACCGACCGTTATAACTCAAGCAGCTACTAGTTTTAATCAAAACCAAGCAACCTTTAATGCCACAGTTAGTGCAAATGGATATCCAACTACTGTATATTTTGATTATTCAACAAGCTCCTCTTTCTCAAGCTATTCAACATATACATATGGGTCCACTGTAACCACAGAAGGAGCATCTGTAGAATATGTTGCTACTGGACTATCAGTTGGAACTGTCTACTACTTTCGATGTCGAGCACAAAATTCAATTGGAACTACAACTGGATCTAGTCAAAATTTCACAACTTGGTCACTGCAAACTTACACAAATACTACTGCTGGCGCTTACTCTGTCAGCGTTCCTTCAATTCCTGGTGTTGCTCCAGTCATCTACGAGATGCTTCTTTATGGAGGCGGTGGCGGTGCAAACTACGCAGGTGGAGGCGGTGGCGGTTATCGTCTTGCAGCTTCTCATACATCATCAGCAACTGGGACACAAACAGTTAGTGGGACAGTAGGAGCAGGCGGTGCTGCTGGAAACGGTGGAACTGGAACTGGTACTGCAACAGCGGGTGGAAGTACAACATTAACTGTTGGTTCTACAACATGGACAGGCGGTGGCGGTGGTGCAGGAGCGCATCCTGGCAACTGTGGTGCACCAAATGGTACTGGCGGGGCCGTTGGTTCAGGTACTAATCCAGCTTATGGCGGTGGCAATAATACTTATGGATATTACTACTTTACAGGAAATTATGTTCAAGTTATAACTGGTTATGATAAACTAGGTAATCCGCAATATGCACCAGACTATAATCAACCAATCTATGCTTGGGATTGTGGATACTATGCAGGAGGCGGAGGCGGAGGAACTGATTCTGGTGGGGCCTCAGCAGCAACTCAATCCACTGCTTCACATGTTGGTGGAGCAGGAGGAGCAGGAGGTGGAGCTTATGGACTTCGTGGAGGTAACGGAGGCGGAGGCTATGGAACACAGGGCAATGGTTCAAATGGTTCTGTTCCATCAGGTTCTGGTTCAATTGTAGGAACAGGTGGTGCACAGTTTAGCGCAGGTGTTGCAGGCGGAATCACATTTAAATATTATGGACCTTAAGAGAGTATGAAATGATAGAAGTTAAACAATTTTCAATTAAAGCATTAGAAACTTATAAAACTTTCTTTTTATTAGACAAATTAGATAAGAATCAAGAAGAAGTTGAAATACTAGTACAAACGCCAACAGGTCTTGAAGCTGTTGATTTTGTAGAAGTTTTTTCTATGAAAGATGGATCTTTATTAGCTGGTTGGCAACACCCATTTCAAAAAATGGCACTACATAATTTAATAGCATCAGCAAATGGTAAATCACAAATTCTAAATCTATATCCAGTTGAAAGAATAATCGACATATACGATAGTCCTTTAGATATTGATCCTACAGATAATAATCTTTGGAGCTTTTCTTTCGCAAGCTCAGTGCCAGTAGATGGTGGCGATTGGAGATGCGATCGTGGAATGTATGGTCCAAGAATGTTTCCTGAAGAAGACGTAAATAGAGTAATTTCAGATCTTGGTGAAATCATAGTTTATGAATCATTTTTATGCATCAATAGCATTGGTCATTTAGTCTATATTTCAGGAAAAAATAAAAGAGATCTTGCAATTGAAAAACTTAATAATAGCTTTCATCCAACTACGGCACTAACTTTACAAGAAACTTTACGCTTAATATATGAGTGGTCTCAACTAGCAGGAGAACCTTTTAATAGCCAGGACGATGTCGCAGTTGTCTCTGAACAGTTTATTAACTCACTTAATCTTACAGATGAAGAACTTTTAACTTTATCACAATTACCCAATATGCAGATTGCAAACTTCTTAACTGGTAGTGAAACAGCACGCACTAGACCGGATAACCCTCCTGTGTTAAGTCAAAGTATTAAAGATCTTATTTTTAATAGAATGGCAACAACCTCTTTATCATTTATAACTGCAAGAAATCCTGGCATTTGGGACTTTGAAGAAATATATAATAAAGAGATAGAATCTTTAAATCAAGGAGAAGCAAGATTTAGATCATACTATGGCGTACCCAATAATGAGCCACTAGATACTGAAAGTAAGGCCGGCGAGTATGCAAGAGCAAATACTACGAACCAAGAAGGTTATATTCATAATCAATTAAGAGGTTTTAAGAATAAAAAAATTGTTATGAATATGGCGCTGGAGATAAATCAGCAAAATGGCTAAGTGTTTTAGGGGCAAAATAATCTTACTATGAAATATATATTTTATTTTGAAATACGGTAACATACATGTTGTACAATAATGCAGCTAGCTACAATAGTGAGAGCATTAGTTATCAGGGATCATTAAGATTAAATGTTCCATCAATTAACAATAGCCTTGCTTTTAATAGTCTTACTTTAAGTGATATAACTGTAGTAATTTCTTTAAATGAAGACTTTACCAACTATACAACTATTGGGACCGTTACTTTAGAATATGTAGAATCTGGCATAATTACGCTTGAAGTATCTGAACAGCAAGCAAATGCCCTATCTCAAGCTCAGGTTGTATATATAAATACAGATTCCGAGGTTAGTTTTGAGCTATTGGCTTCTGGTGGCTCATTTAGCTCAATGGAAATTGTTCAGGTTTCGTACTCTGGAGAAATATCCGTTAGTTAATAGTGCTATTTAGTGGTACTATTACAATACATTTATAGTGGAGAAAATAATGAATGGTGACGTATTAGTAAATAATACAGTAAGAATTAAAGTTAAATTTATAGACATTAGTTCTGAAGGAGCTCAGGTAGAGGCTAACCCTACATATGTAGTCGTTAAAATATTGGATGCTGACAATGTAGAGATAATTTCTACTCAGGCCACTGAATTATCTTCTTCCGAATACTATTATGACTTTACCCCAACAGAAGCTGGAGAGTACAAAGTATCATTCATCGGAACAATGGAAGATACCAGTTTTATAACAGTTAATCAACAACTATACGTAAGCACTCCAACCGATGAATATAAGCCACTAATAACACTAAGACATGAAGAGACAATAACTTTTGCAGCAGATGTAGAACCACTGTATTTAAATCCAGAAGAACTTTTAGCATATTTTCCAGAAGCTTCATTAATGGAAATAGGTGAAATAGTCCACTATTATTCATTAGAAGTTAAGCAAATGTATTCTTATACAGACGACATAACTGGTTCTGATATTGGATTTAATGTTTTAGAATACATAAAAGCAGCAACAGCATGTGAGCTAAGTAGGACATACAGTTATGGTGGCGACGATGAAATGTCAATAGGCTTAGGCGATTTAACTGTATCAACCAGGTCTTTGCCTAGATCTCAAATTACTAGAGGAAACGCTACAACTTGGTGTCAAATTGCAGCAGCTTTGAGAAAAGAAATATTAGCAGGCAAGGTTGGACCAAAAGGATTTCAACCAAAAGGTCTACCTATTTCTATTACTCAAAAACCAAGAAATTACGATCCTCAGACAGGTAAAACTATATACCTTGGAGACAGAGATCTATATGGCCCAGGAGAAAAAGTTCTTAGAGAAGAAGACCCAATGCCTAAGAGGGGTCTAAGAAGTTATGATTAATCTCGAAAAAACTTTTAGAGGAATTCTAAAAGAATGGGGATATGATGTTTATATACAGAGAAAATTATTCAATGGTAATTACTCAGATTCATTAGAAAGAGTAACTACAAGAAGCGTTTTCCCAAATGGAAAAGTAAACAGTCAATCAAAACAAGAAGAAGATGAAGGAATTGTAACTAATTCTGATATCGTTTATTATTTTGAGTCAGAAGTAAACCCGCAAGAAGGCGACAGAATATACGAAAAGTTACCAAATGCTTACGGAAAACAAACTATCTATACCATAGATACAGCATCTCCAATGAGAGGTAGAATGGGTAAAATAGTATTCTGGACAGTTGGCGCAACAAGGGATAAGCAGGTTTAATGTGTTAGTAGTATCAAGAGGCCAAAGCGTTTCCTTTAAAATGCTTTTTGCTGCAGACGGAGAAGTCTATGATCCAATAGCTCAAGCTATACCAGAAGATGTAACCATTGGTGTAGTTAGAGGGGATAGTCTTTCTGGTTCTGTGATATTGAATCCAATATCATACTTGAACACACACGCAACGCCAGATACTTCTATTTACATTGAAAAGACTAACAATTCTGAATTTATATTTCACTATAAAGTTCCAGAAGGTATATTTCCTGGTCCATATACAATAATAGCAAAAACTGTAAAATCTGGTTTGCCGCTAGTTATTGAAACTAGATTTCAAGTTAAAGAAACTATATACGAACCAAATCCAACAGTAGTAACTGGAAATAAATCAAGTGTTATTTCATATAAGCCAACTTATCAAGATTTATCTTCTTCAAATACAAGTTCAATACTTTTAATAGGTCACGCAGACAGACTACAAATAAATAATCCAATAAAAATTAAGTCCATACAAAGTGCGATAGATTTATTGGGAGCTAATACAAATAGCCCATTGTTAAGAGGCGTATTGGACGCTTACGATGCAGGTGCCAGAGATATCTTCATATGTGCAGCCGCACCAATGTCAGAGTATATTGCCGATGTCGATCAAAGAAATACTCAATATAATTATTTTAACTTAGGTGACGCAACGCCATCATATCAAACATTCTATGAAAAATATTATCAAAGATTAGAAGAAACATATTCTGTAATTAAAACATTAGACTTTATAGATATCGTAGTTCCATTGGAAGCTTCAATTATAAGAACTGGTTCTGTAGATTTTATTACACAATTAGCTAATTACTGTAGTGATTTCCATGATGAAACTGGTTATGTTCAAATCGGAATAATAGGATCAAGAACTAATGGACTTAACTCCTCAGATATTAGCACAATTGAATCAAATAATATTTTGAAAAATAAATTTACAACATACTCATATTCTGGAGAAATTTCTTCAGATAAAGGTAGATATATTGTTCCGGTTTATGGAGAAGCAACATTCTCTCATAGCTTCTTTCAGACAACATATACTAACTCTGTTGTTGCTGCGGTTGCTGGAATGATAGCTTCTACTCAATTAAATATTGGTTTGATAAGAAAAAGAATTCCAGGAGCCATGGCTTTATATGGTTCAGAATTCACAAACCAAGAAGTAAATAGATTAGAATCAATTGGCATAAATACAATATACAAGAGCAATAAAGCTAGAAGAGGAACACCTTTCCAGGTATATTTAAGTAATGATTATACTATGTCTGATATGACTTCAGTATTTTCTAAACTTCCACAACTAAGACTGGCAGGACTTCTTGCTAGTGAAGTAAAAAATGCAAGTTATAAAGCAATAGGAAGATTTAATTATGATAAAGTTGTTTCTGATATAAGTAATATTTTAATAAATTTAAAAAACAATCAAATTATATCTAATTTTGAATTTAAAGCAGTACCATCTCAAACAAATAAAGGTGTTATAATTTTATATATAAATGTAATATCTTCATTAGGACTAAAGAAGATAAGCTTATCTCTATCGGCAGGACCAGGAGCTTAATATGACACAATGGCGTTGGCAAAGAGGTTTTCCTGGTTTTGGATCTATTAAATCTTACTCTAGAGTCAAGTTTGGTGAACCGCTTCAGGCAGAAGGAAATTTAAGCTATCTTGAGTTCATAGCAGCAGTTAAAGCTCTATGGGAAGAATCATACCCAATGTATCCCATTAAACCAACTGCAACCTCAGATAACGCCTTTACATGGTATAACAAAGACGCTGCAGATCCAATAACTGGAGAAGTTGTTGGAGCTTGGGAAAATACAGATGCAATAATAACATATGGTTTAGAATTAAGAAAATCTCACACAGTAGAACCAAAACCTAGAATGAGATATTCTTATCCAAAAGATAAAATAATGATATATGGTCAAAGATTTCAGAACGTAGTCTCTTTTAGCGCCATCTCACCCATTGGAAAAAGATTTGATGGCGATTCAGCAAATATAAATAATGACCACGATAATGCCTATGTGGTTGAATCTTTAATTGAATCGTTCGAAGATTTTATGCTTGAATATACTCCTATATTTAAAAGAATAGGCGCTGCAGAACTTGTATACGCTAGAAGGTTGTCTGACAGTGAAGTTGGTAGGCAGGCTTCAGATGTGCATAAAAGAACAGTAACCTACATGTTGACTACTGAAAAGCTATATGGCGCAGACATCGATACAATCGAAAGAATAGCCGTAGATGTCAGAACCTATATGGCTGTAGAAGAATCCCTTCTACAGCAAAGTACTCCAAACTATGAGAATGTAGAATTAAATATTATAGATTTGGATCAATCTGCCACTCCAAATCTATAAATAATTCTATAAATAATTACTCTACTGTCAGTATCGTAGTTATTTTTATAAGTTACTTGTTACTATTAGATGAGATTAACGAAAAAACGCTTAGTCGGAGGTTCAAAAATAAGATGGCTATACCTGGTGTAACAACCCTAATCAGAGATCGCTTTTATAGCATTTCTCGTCAAGAAACCCCAACCGGTCCAAAAATTGTGGCTATAGCCAAAAGAGGCGGATCCGCTACAGATTCAAGTAGAGTTCAGGATCTTGACGTAGTTCAAGCTACCACAGAAAAAGATGTCATTGACGTCTTTGGTGAAGGAAGCGATCTACACAAAGCATTCTTGGAGCTAGTAGCTGCGGGTGCACAAAGAATATTTTTAGTTCCACTACCAGCTGATACAGAATTCAGTGACGCAGATGGAACTATCGAGAGCAGCTCATATGGTGGAACAGCTGCAGAACTTTTAACAGCAGCTTTCGCAGCTGCTGAGTCAGTTCTTCCAGACATTATCTTGCCATGGGGCAGAGGTGGAAACTCATCAGACTGGGATTCAACTGCTACTCCTAACACAGATACTTTTGGTTTCATTGCAGACAACAGCACTACATTGAACAATAGCTGGATCAAAAAGATTGGTGAAAAGGTCAAGGAAATTTCCGAGAATACTCACCCTTGCATAGCTATCCTTGGAGTTGCTCCATATGACAGTAGTTCAAGCGAATCTATGACACCAGCTCAAGTTTCAACTCACCTTGGTCTTTCAAGTCTCTTGAGCAAGGAATTGTCAGGAATAAAAGATTACGGTCCATACGTAGTTGTTGTTGCAACAGAACTCAAGCCAACAGGATACGTATCAAAAGATGGTGATGACTATGGCTACTCAAACGGAGCATCTGCTACTGCAGCTGCAATAAGTAGACTTTCTTCATACTCTGCTATAACAAACAAGCCAGCATACAATGTTCAGTCATTGCGCTATGTTCCAACAAGAACAATGCAAGAAACATTAGCTGGAAAAGGTGTTAACACCATTGTTCTTAACTTTAATAAGATTGCAGTATTTGGTGATGGCGTAACTTTTGCAAATGGAACATCTGATTTCATTAGATTATCAACTAAGAGAATTGTTGACGAGGCTGCAAATCTAGTTCGTCAAGCAACACAAAAATTTGTTGGAGAAGCATCAACTGTCCAGATGAGAAACTCTATGGAAACAGCAATTTCTTCAGCACTAAGAGGAATGCAACTTTTAGGTGCCGTTTTGGAAAGTGATTTCAATGTAACTTACATTCCAAATGAAAATAAGGCGATTGTAGACCTCATACTCACACCTGCTTTTGAACTTAAGTCAATACAGGTGCAGCTAGCCATTAACGTATAGTTAACCGAACGGAGGGTAATAAAAATGGCAGAAAATAATTCAATCAATAAGTACCTCAATACTTATACTACCTTTTCAGGTGCAGACATCGTTGCAACATTTGGTGGCGTAGAAATAGGTGCACTATCTGGAATCACTTTCTCTGTAACAAGAGAGAAGGCTCCAATCTACACAATGGGCTCACCAAATCCACGTTCATTCTCTAGAGGAAAGCGCGGAATTGCAGGATCATTAATCTTCACAGTATTTGATCGTCCAGCACTATACACAATGTTGGAAAAGAATTACTCAGCACAATCACCAATGAACTTCTACACAAGAGCACATAATACTCTTCCAGGAGATGATCATTCAGCAGGCAGAGGAATTCCAGGATTTGCAACCGCAAACAATCCACTTGGATGGACAAAGGACGTTGTTAAAAAGACCCCTTATTACGCAGACCAAATTCCGCCATTTGATATTACAGTTACCTTTGTCAACGAATACGGCAATGCAGCTGCAAGATCAATCTATGGAGTTGAATTATTAAACGAAGGTTCAGGAGCTTCAATGGACGACATCGTTATTGAAGAAACAATGACCTACGTAGCTAGAGAACTCGGTCCAATGTATACTATCCAGGTTGATAGAAACAATGACGCTACTCTATCTGATCCTTCCAGAAATGGTTTGAATACAGAAATAATTCGTCCATAATTTTTAATTAAATTAGTTAGGTAATGGTGCACGGGGGCTAGTCTTCGTGCACCATTATTATTTACAGGAGAAATAATGCCCGTCATAAATGCTCAAAAAATATCAAATTCAAGTTTATCGGATAATAAAGAATCAGATAATCCATTGTTGTCGAATATATCTTATTCTGGAGCAGACATTGTTGCCACAATGATAGTGCCAATAATTGGTAGAGATGGAAAGATACAAAGTAATGGAGACGTGATAGAACTTGGTAGCCTTCAAACAGTTTCTTATTCTATACACAGAGAAAATACACCCATAAGAACAATAGGGCATTCTAATGTTAGAGGATTTGTAAAAGGCGCAAGAACCATTGCTGGATCTTTAATATTTACTGTTTTTAATGAGTATGCATTTTATCAAATCCAACAATATAGAAATTATTTATCCGACCAAAAAGGTTTCTTTGCTCCACTAGCGGACATGCTACCTCCGTTTGATCTTGTATTTACTTTCTTTAATGAATATGGTGTTTCATCTAAAATGAAGATTTTTGGAGTTACTATAGTAGACGAAGGTCAAACGATGTCTATTGATGACTTAATAACTGAACAAACTTACAGTTATATGGCTAGAGGAATACAGCCTATGGTACATGTTGTTGGCGACAAAGAAAAAATAACTGCTACCGAAGAGTTCCAAAGAATTGTAGATCAAACAAATAAAAATATATTTGGAGATAATACACAAGGTCAAGTATCTACGTTGTATAATAATTTTGTAGAAGATGTATATGGAGCTTAAATAATGTCATACAGTGCTAATCAGAGCAACTGGCCTAATGATAGGGCTTTTGATCCACTATCTGAAAGCTTAGATAAAGTATGGGCTGGTGGATCGCAAAGAAGCGATAGAGACGCAAGGTTCAGTAATTATTACGATTATTATTTTTCTGGTGAAGATGTAAAGATATACATCGATGGATTATTTGAACCTAAGCACGAATTAGATATAGGTGCATTTGCATATTCTATAAAACAAGAAAAGCAACCGCTATATGGCTTCTGGTCTTATAACTATGACGCAATGCTCTATGGGACTAGATTAATTACTGGAGAATTTACTGTTTACACAAGATATCCAAGAAGGATGACAGATCTCTTGGAAGAAGCAGCAAAAGTAAGATCAGAAAATCCTACTCCAAAAGCAAAAGTAAACAATGTAATTTCAACTCTTAGACCAAGTTCCATTCAAACAAGTGGATCTTCTACAACTCAAATAACTGTAGAAGATGATGAAAAAAATATTCAAAAATATTGGGCTCAGAGTCAATTGGATAGAGTTACATCAGATAATGGTTTCGTAAAAAATGTTAAAGATTCAGGGCACAATATATTTAGTGCACACCCTCCTTTTAACTTTATTATAATATATGGAGCACAAGAAGCTTCTCTAAGTCCAATGAATTATTCTAGTTCCATAGATAGTCGTGAAGTAGATAATTTGGACAGAATGTTAATGTCAGACACTAATGAAAGATTAGTTAAGATAGATAATATAGCTAGCCCAATGAAAGTTGTAGTACAAGAGGTTAATTTAATTTCAATGTCCACAATGTACTCACCAGGTGGTCAGCCATTAGCAGAAAATTATCAATTTATGGCAAGAGATTTCTATATGACAGAAGCTGATTTAGGATTTATAAAGAATCTTAAAACAACAGTTACTTCAGAATCAGAGTCTAATAAGTCTGATAATGTACAGAGTACAACAACAAACCAACAATCATAGTGGTTGATTAAAATATAAAACAAATGTATAATGTTATTTGATTATTATTCAATAAGGAGAATATATGTCAGAAAAAAGAAAAGTAGTAGTTTCTTCGAATGAAGAGTTGGCACAAGAACTTGCTGCAGATGAAGCTTTGGTTATTGAACAAGTAGAAGATCAAGAAGAAGAGATTAATAGAGTAGAAGATCTTCCAGATGAAGAAGAAATTTGGGAAGATGGACCAACTGCTGGAATGGTTAAGCAGTGGAAAGAACATTTTGGAGAAGTATACGTTACTTCGATAACTTTCGATAAGCACATTGCTTGGAGAGTTTTAACTAGATTAGAATATAAGAATATAGTTAAGAAAATGGAACAACTTATTCAAGCTGGACAGTTATCTTCTGCAGAAGCAAATATGTGGAACGAAGAAGCAATAGCTGAAACATGCATACTATATCCTTCTTATGACAGAATAGAAATGAACGGCGTAATGGCTGGCGTTCCTTCTTTGATTGCTCAAGAAGTATTGGAAGCTTCTGGTTTCGTTGCATTAGAGGTTAGACAGTTATAAAAATATGGATCCAGAAAAACTATATGCAATAAAAAAGGCACATGGTGCGGTATTTACTGCAACTGTAAAAAATGTAGATATAGTTTTTAGGGAACTAACATTTTCTGAATACGATAAGATATCTGAATATAGAAATTCAGATGAGTTCTCTTCTGCCGATGCAGAGGATCTTATTATAAATAGTGCAGTTGTATATCCAGAAAATTTTTCTGTAGATAAACTTCCTCCTGGAATTGTCACGTCTTTAGCTCAAAGAATTATAGATGTATCAGGTTTCTATTCTGCAAAACTAGCTAAAAGAACTTTAGAAGAAAAAAGAGAAAAAGCTGGAGAAGTAAGAAACTTAATGAAGGCATTTGTATTGGCGACCATACCAGTATATAAGCCTGAGGATCTTGATGAAATGACTTTCTCTCAATTATCGGAGAGAGTTGCAATAGCAGAAAAAATAATAGAAATAAAACAAGCGATTAATGGCATAGAGCCAACTAATATGAGCTTAGAGCTAATAGACCCAGAAGAAGAAGAAGAAAAAGCTAGACAAAAAGCAGCTAGACATAATCTTTCTAGAAAAGATGGCGAAGCAGAATACGAAGATCCTATCGCCCAAAAACTTTGGAGATCTTAATACAGTTGAGGTAAAACTTGATAAGAGACCGTGGTCCTATACACAACTTAGGTTATGGTGTTACATCTAGGGATGTGCCAGTAAGAGAGGGGGAAACAGAAAGTGTCTCCCCTAATAGTGGTGCGTTCTCTAAAGCCTTAGACGGTCATCCAATAATGCGATTCGTATCGCATACAGCAGCATCGATAGCAGTTGCTGGAATAATGACTTCTGTATTTAAAAAGGGTGGACTAAAACTTGCAGAAAAAATGCAAGACAAATTATCCACCACTTCTCTTAGAGAAATGGGTGAGATAAGAAAACATTTTGACGAACTTCAAGGTGTTAAAAGAGCAATCGATGGTGTTGACGATCCATATTCTCAGTTAGTCTTTAGAACACCAGAAGGTGATTTAACAACTGGATATTTAGGCCCTCAAAATGAAATACACAGGTACTCATATCTAACTGCAGATGAAATGAGGTTAGGTGGAGCAGGAATAACTTCTGAACCAGCTGCTGTCTGGACGTTAAGAGATGAAATACAAAAGAGGATGGTTAGAGCCGGCAGAAGAATGCCGTATGAACTCCCAGCACTCTATGCCGCACAAAGAGGTGTTAGCGATAAACTTTTTGGTGAAGGTGATGAAAAGAAAAAAGTAAACTGGTATAATCCAGTTGACGTTGTAGCCGACTTTGTAAAGACATCTACAACAAATATTTTAACAATGGTAGCTCCTTTTGAAGTGGCAGGAGCGGGAGCTGCAGCATCTAAGCATTCAATGAATACATTTAAGTATTCAATGGGATCACTTAGGAATTTAACACCAAATCAACAAAAGGCAGCTAAAGGTTTTGTAGATTTAACCGAACTTCTTTCTGAGGTTGGTCACGATTTTTCTACAATAACAAATAGATTTTTAAGAACAGCAGCACAAACATCAGGTGCATTTAATGCTGCAGCAGAAGCAATTAGAGAGCAGCCTAGAATCGGCAGTGCTTTACACGATGCAAGATTTGGATACGAAGAGGCTAGAAGAAGATCAATTGCAACAGGTGGTAGCGAACTAAGAAAAGCAGGCCAAATGGCTAAGGCTTTTGCTTTTGGTATAGACGACAAGTATGGAGCCCTAGATGCAATACCTGCATTTAGAGGATTAAGTCAAGCAGTTAAAAAAGGCGCAGAAGAATTTAAATTATTTGGAAGAGGCTATGACGCCTTACAAAGCTCGTTTAAGTATAATCAAATAATAGCTGAAGCTAGAACATCAACAAGATACACAGTTGATGGCGTACATAGAGCCATGCAGACTATACAAGCTCAGTATTCAAGTAGGATGTCTCGCTTAGCCGGACAGGTGGCTGTACTTGGAGCTGGTGGCCCTGGGGATAAAAGTTTTAATAGATCAGATTTCTTTATTGGTCAACAACAATATGAATATAAAAAGCTTATATCTCAAAAACTTCAGTCTAGAGGATTAACTGAAAGTGAAGCAGATTCTTTTTCTCAAAATCTTAAAATATCTCCTCCTATAGGAAAAGGTAGCAACGTAACCAATGTTGTAACCATAGGAAGAAATAAAATACAAGCAGGCGGAGATGACTATTATGCAGAAATTATACAAAGGTATAAGGGCATAAAAGGTGGAACAGACTTCGCTGAGAGGCTTACAACTTTAGCTGGAACATCATCAACTCCACAAAACTTCCTCAGAGAAGTATTAGACGACGTAAATGCAAACTTTACTTCTAGAGAATTTCAAACTGCTGCAAGAAATAGAATAACCAATCAATGGAATCAATTCTATAGAAAAGATTTACCGGATATAGCATCAACTTTCTTAAAGCCACAGAAAGCTAATTTTAATGATTTTACTGGTCCATTAAACGCTAGACAGCAAGAATACCTACAAAGAAAGACTGCACAAGGTTTAGGAATAAATCTAAAAGACTCGACGGGAAGAATAGTTTCAAATGATGAAGTTAGAAACCAGTTAGCTAGAAGAGGATATAATCCAAATAACTTTACTTCATTAAGGTCATTCTTAATAGATAGAAAGCAAATGACCGCAGGCATATTTAATGGTGGATTTAATATGTTTGGTCTTAAGCCTATGCTCATAGATGAGGCAATATCTAGCGGAAGATTTGATCAAGCAACTACACATCAAAAAAGGGTTGTAACAGATCTAGCTAAATCAATGGCTTTAAATGACCCTGTGTCAAAAAGTATAGGTTTTAATACTTTAGATGGAGTTTATAAAACTAGATCTGGACAAGTTTTAGATTTTAGTTCTGTTAAAAAAACTTTTGCTGGAGTAGCAGACTTCTTCGCTAGTGAATTCCACATTCCAATTATTAAATTGAATCCATCAGATTTATTTGGCTATAGATCTTTTTCTGACATGGCGAGAAGAGGGCCACTACAGTACTCTCCAGGAATGTCTGTTCAGCCATTTCAAGGATTCAAAGGCAATAGAGCAGATTTCCACATTTGGCACAGCACTGGTGGATTTCTTGGAACAAAAGGCAAAGTAACATCTTATACTACAGATGATTTTTCTGGCGCAGTTTTTGGCAAAACCCTTAAAGGAACCTATAGACCTGCTCCAACAAATAGTACGGAGATGTTAACAAAGCATGCAAGAATGTCTTCTGGACTAGAAGGTGAAACAACTTTAGACATTGCTGGTAAATCGGGTTCAAGATTTTTAGATAGAGTTTTTGGAAATGCAGATAGAGCAAGAGGCTTTAAAAATGCAATGGATATTGATTCCGAACAACCAAACTCTATATTTGGATTAATATCTAGATTCACAAGAAGAAATAGAGATATAAATAATCCAAGAGTTTTATCTCAATTATTCATGGGAGAAGAGGTAGCTTACACTTCTGGTGGCACCAGAAGAACTATGAAACTAGATACTTCTGGTGGAAACTTAAGAGTAATTGACGACACTGGAAGTCTTGTTTCTGGAATAGATGAGGCATCTCTCTTAAGGTCTTATGAAGCAGTTAGAAAAGAATCTTTTGATTCAGGATTCTCAACTCCTTTCATGAAAGCCTTGGAAGCAGAAAATCCAGCTTTGTTCACAACAATGACTGGAAAAAAGATTTCCGATATATCTACTCCTCAACAGATGAATGAATTCTTAGATCAACTAGAACAGTCATTGCCTGGAATAGCTAATAGGTTAAGGTCTGGTGGTTCAGTTGATCCATCTGTTATATCAAAATCTTATTCTAGAATTAGAGCCTTAAGAAGGCAAGCAGACATGTTATCTGCGTCTCAACTATCAGGAAAAAGTCCATCTATAAATACTACCTTAGATGAACTAAGATCTGAAGTTTTTAGATTCATATCACAATCCAATGCATTAATGACGGGTGGTACAGACGATCTGTTTATAAACATGCAAAATGTTATTGTAAACATGAAGTCAAGACTTCCTGCATCAGAGTTTGCCGAAGCTCAAGCAGCTGCGTTGTCAACGTTATTTAATGTTAATGCTTTTAGAACGTTCTCTCAGGGAGCTGAAGCAATAGAAAATGCAAGAAATGCAGCGATTAGCTTGTTTAATCAAGCTACTGGAGCAGGCTCTGGAGCTGCTGTTAAGGGACTTTTTGATCCATTTAGTCGAGGTACATTTGGATTAATGTCCACAAATGTTAGAAGGCCTTTCACGACACTCTTGCCACAAGCAAAAAGAACATTTGGTACAGCTCCACACATGTTGGATAATCTATCAATAGATCCGCTGGGCTCAGGTCAAGGTATAACATTTGTTCCTACATTTGGTACAGTATTCGATGCAAGCCCAATGGCAGCAATAAAGAGTGCCTTGGGAATAAATACTTACCAAAATCCCGAAGGTTTTTCTGGTGCATCAGTTCCAATATCTCAAGGTGTAGAAAGATTAAACAAGTACTTTGGCACCTTTGGAATGCAGTTAGACACTTCTAAATTTAAAGGACCACTAGACCTATATGCAAGGGGTATGGTTGGAAAAAGAGTTCTTCCACTTTATGCAGCAGGAGTAACTGGGCTAACTGTAGATAGAACAATTGGTGGAATGGTAAACGAAAAAGACTCTAGAGGAGAAAGAGTATATTCGCCATTTTTTACAACAAAAGCTGCAAGAGGTTTAGTCGAAACACAATCCCTTTTAGCTGGAATAACTCCAGGTGGAATGACAGCAGAGGAAAAGAAGGATCAATTACTTAATGGCGAAGTCCCAATTCGACAAGGTAGATTCTGGCCTTTAGGTAACACGCCTTTCCAGGGTGGAAAAATAATGTACTACAGACCATCTTGGTACAGAAAACTCCAAGGTGGAGCAATGTTTACCTCGGATACATATGGAAGTCCGGCAGAAAAGTTTTTATTCTATAATGACATCTCTCCATTAAGACCGTTGGATCCTTATAGATTTGAAAGAAAGCATTACTCTGACAGGCCATATCCTGTTTCTGGAGAATACTTTAGTGGACCATGGGGACCACTAACTTCAATCTTAAACGCAACTGTTGGTAAAGTAATGAAACCACAAGTTATGATGCACGAAGAAGAAGTAATGCAGGGACTGGGTGGATATGTTCCAGCTGGACAATCTGGAGCTTATAATGCAGCAGCATATGCTCAACCCCAGGTAACTAATGATTTAATTAGATCTGGATTTTCAGGATATGCAGTAAAGCCAGGCGCACCAGGTGCTGGTATGGCTCCTGGGTATGGGTCAGCAATCAACACTGGTTCTGGTGGAGGAATGATAGGTGGCACAAACGCAGGGTATGCTTCTATGGGAGGCTACCCTACCTCAACGGCACAAACAATAGTCAATAACAATATAGCTGGATTAAACGCTCCACTAATGCAGATGTCATATGGCCCACCAAAACAAAGGGGAGCAATGCAACCCTCGATTATACCAACTGGTCAACCAATATCTTCCGGGTCAATGGCATTCCAGGGTGGAGAAATTGGCTATAGGATGCAAGAAATGTTGGGTATATATGGATTTGGTTTCTCATCTATTAGAGAAAAGCTTGGATTTGGCAAAGGTGATTTTGAACCGAATAAAGCAGTTTTACAATCTGCATCTAAGGCTTATGGAACAGGTAGAGCATTCTGGGACCTAAACCTTGGAGGTCTTGGTGACGTTCCCTTAACAGCTCAAGGAGCCCTAGGTAACCTTGAAGTATCTGAAATCGTTAGAAGATTCATACCCAAAGAAAGAACTGGAATAGATTACTTGAACCCAATAGCTAACACCATGGGACAGCAGTATCCATTCTTGCCAGGAGCTGAATATTTTACTAACTTTAAAACTGGAGATCCATTTACCAAAGTACCTGAAGGTGAACTTAGATTACCCGGCGTAGCTTACGAAAGGTTTAATAAACTTTATCCAGATTCAACTGGTAGGTATGGAATATTAAATCAGTTAGATATTCTAGGAGATGTAGCGCCTTATTCCGAACAATTTAAAAAAATTAATCGCTTAGCTGATTCTATGATAGTAGATCCTGGTCAAAAACAAAGGCTAGAAGAAATAAGAAGTCAAGTTGCATCAACAACAAAGCGATATGATTTTAGCAACTATGAATACAGGGATTCTTCTCCTCAAGAAAAAGGTCTTCATCCATACGTGTTCGCCGCAAAAAGATTTGGAGAGTATGTAGCTCATAGGGATACGTTGTTCAATACTAAGTTTATGCAGAATAGAACAGCAGTTGAAGACTGGGAAAGAAGAAATGTCTATGGCGCAACTTTCCCAGAATGGCAAAGGCCTTTTGAAAGCTTTATATCACCAATGATAAATAAAGCTACACAAAGAAACCCAATTGTAGCTGCATCTGCACTTGGTTTTTCTGGTTCCTTATTTGGTAGAACTACAAGAGGTAAATTGTTTGGATCATTAGTGGGTGTTGCTACTGGTTTTACCGCTTCTTCTATAGCTCAGACTTCTCAAGCTATTAGTGGAGAAAGATACATACCATTAGAAAGAAAGAAAGAGTTAGCTCTTGAAGAGTATACCGACATCCTAACCTATGTAAAGAATACAAGATTAGCAGGTATGGCGCAAGAGTCTGGCGACTCAGCAGCAGCAAATCAATTTAGACAAGCTGCAAAAAGAACAATGTATGGAGCAGATATTTATGGAGCATCTGTAGACACGCTATCTTTAGCTATACCAAAAAGAAAACGCGAACACTTTAAAGAAATGTTAAATGCTCCAGAACAAGATCGAAAAAGAATCTTATCAACTGCAGGTAGGCTCGAAAGAAGAATATATGAAGCAGCTTGGGGAATGCAAGTTGAAGAAAGACCAGATCTAGAAGAATATTTCTCTAGACACGAACTCCCAGACAGCTCTTGGGAGGGATGGCATCCTAATACTAATATGGACCATGTTAAAATTAAAATAGGTAATAGCATGGGCATAGAAATGTCTCAAATGGGATATTATCCACAACAAATAAAGGAAGCTACTTTATCTGGACCATCTTATCCTGAATTCAATAAAAAACAAGACAACTCAGATATTTTATACAAGTTAAGAAATATATTGAGTGGATCCGGAATATCTGGAGTTGTAACGCCAATTATGAATCCATATGGTGGTACTAATATAGATATATCTGCAGGAATTAGGTAATTATGGCTTTTAACATAATGGACATGTTTGGTGGTGACATTAATAAAGTATTAAAAGCTACCGAAATGGCAATGAGATCTACAGATCTTGGCAGAGGTGGTGTTGTCAAGGCTGAACTTGATCCATCGGGAACTAAAGTAGAATTTGTTATAAGTGCTACTGGACAAAGATTTAAAAATCCATCTGAAGCTTTTGTCGAAGCTAGTACAATGAAAATAACACAATATGAAAGAATTGTTCCTTCACTTGGTGGTGTTGGTGATACATATAATAATCCAAGAAGAGCACAAATGGGTGCGATACTTCAGTCAATGCAAGACAGATTTAATCAACTTAAATCTAGTGGAGATACACAATTTCTTGACTTTTTATCAAGAGCTGGAATTACGGAGGATGATTTATCCTTTGGTTTAATAAGTAGCCAAAGCGCAAGAGGTAGCGATGTAAGCGACTTTTTGCAAAGGGCAGATAGAAGACTGGGTGGATTCATACCATTTATAGATGATGAAGGCGCTGACCTTCTTCAATTAATGGTAGGTGGAAAATCTATTAAACAATCTGATATGCACAAGCTAATGTCTTTTCTTGGAAATGATATTTTTAATCCAAACAAGTTAGCAAAAATATTTGGATCAGGTGGAACATCAGAAGATATCGAAAACTACTTAGCAAAAATAGGAAAAAGAGTAAGAGGACTTTACTCTGATAGAGATATTAATATACTTGGTACTGATATTGTTGATTTTTTTTCTTATAAAAATAAATTTGGAGCAAATCTTTCAGTAATAGAAAGTATGGCAAGAGCAGAACTTGCTGCGGGAACTATAGACGAAGCTGAGTATGCTAAAAGGGTTGGATCTATGCATGATAATTTTGGAGTTATCATTGAAGAAGGTTTAGATGTTCTTAAGAGTAACTTTGGACTTAAGTCTAGAGGAAAAGATTTAGGCACAGGTCGTACTCATATTAGTATCTTGATGAATAATGTTGATACAAAGTCAATAATTGAATCAGGAATTAGATCATCTGGTTATTCTGGAACATATGATGATTTCATAGCAGAACTTGAATCAGCTGGAATGAGAGACGTAATAGATGCCGCACAAAGTAATAAAGAACTACTAGAGCAAGCTAAGTCAAGATTAAATAAAGATCAAATGTCAGTGTTTGAAAAAATAATGGGTGCAGCAGAAAAAGAATGGGACGGTACCGGCGTATTAAATAACAGGCTAATACACGGAGCAAGATCAAAGTTAGAAGCAAAAATAGAAAGTTTAAAAACATCTATATCATCTGGAACAGGAGATACTACTGAAGCAAGAATTAGTTTAATGCAATTAGAGCAACAAAAAAGAATTCTTGATAACGCAAGTAACTTATATCAAATTACTGGTAGAGGTTCAGTTGGAGGAGAAGGTATCAAGACTGCTTTTGAAGTTTTAGATTTAGATAAATTATTTGGTGCTGACTTTGCAAATGTTGCTTATATTATAGGTAGATCTGGATTAAAGAATGACATTAATTTTGGTTCAGGGACAAATATGATCTCATTAAGTGGACTTGGATCACCTAGGGAGCTGGTATATACAGACCCAGTTACTGTAGCATTTCATCCAGAGGTATTTGCTTCTCAAGATGAACTGGACGCAATGCAGGACTATTCTGCTACTATTATGCGAGATTTTGAAGAAGCCGTTAATGACAACACTCTTCCAAAAAATGTTAGAAGAATGCTTGAAGAAGTATCAACAGAAGATTACTCATCACTACCGATAGCTATGCAAAGATCTAAAATTAGAAATCAAGAGTTTGCAAGACAAATATTACAACTTCATCAATCTGGAATTGGTCCTAGAGAGTCTCCTCAAATGATGAACGCACTGCATTCATTTATGGCTAGCCAAATGTACACAGTAAGAAATAAATATAATTCAATGGGAGAGTTGGTATCAAACATACATCTTCCAGTATCGCCAAACACCTACAGATTTGCAATAGGCTCAGAGGCTTCTAGTGTTGGACTGGCTCCTATATTGGATACATATGTCGGAGGAGCTCATTCAGCAGGAAGAAAAGGCTTTCAAAATATTACATTCAACATAGAAGGATCCGCTCATACAGCAGACTTGTTGAAGTTCAGAGTTAACAATCACAAAATGCTTTTTGCAGCAGGGGCTATAGAAGAATTCTATGATGCTCTTGGTGGATTCGACTTGGACGACAAGGGTCTACCAAAGTTAATGACAGCATCTTATAGAGACAGTGCTGGAATGTTAAGAAATAACTTAATATTTTCAATAACTAGACAGCCATCTGGATCACAGGAAATTATATACGGTAGTGCTGCGTTGACTGACACTGAGACATTAAGAAACTTTTTTGGTAAATCAGACTTTATAGATACCCTAGAAAGAATAGGCACTGGCGACGATGTTATGGAAGATTTATTAAAAGTTCTTAAAGGGAAAGAGGGCAAGTTAGATCCATCAAGAACAGAACAAGAAATAACAGACGCTATCTTAGAAGTTTATAATGCAAGAGGAAGAACAATAGCTGAGGCTAATAAAAGAACATTAGCTTTTATATCAGAATTTGGTTCTTCTCCATTGAGATATACAGATGAACCAAGTAGAGATGGAATCTATAGAGTAAGAAAAGCTGATCTTGGAGATGAGCCCACACTAAGGCAAGCTATACACGAGGGTCTAATAGATGAAGAGCAAAGAAGAGCCACATTCATAAGAGAAGAGCTTCAAAGGTCTCTCCCAGATTTCCAAGGAGATATGGATCCAGAGACATATAGAAAAATCTTAGCTGCTGCAACAGATGAACAATTAAGATTAGCAATAGACGATGCAGTAGCCAGAGGTGGTGGAGAAATGGGTTACGGTTTAGAATCTGCATTAAGTCAATCGATAATGAATACAATGAGAACTATATCAACTCAAGAAAGAGACATCTTAGGAGTTTATATAAATAGGTCAATGATTGTTGGTTCTACTTTGAATCAAATGGCAGACTTTGCCGAGATGCTAGATGCTGAAGACGCTGCAAAATTAGGAAGTTATACAGTAGGATTAGGTACTCAAGAGTTCGCTATTGACCGAGGCGTAAACTTTACTCTACAAAAATCATTTATAGCTGATTATACTGGACAATTAGCAGGAGCAACACCGGGAGCTGCATTGCATGGTTTAAGAAAGGTTCTTAAAGTAACAGACGTAGGCCAAGTTGGCGAAGAAGCAATCCTAAATATGGGAAGAAGATTTGGAGCTGCCACAGCTATTTATGAAAATGCACTTGAAACAGGAAAATATGCAGGCGCAATATATGAACCATTGAGGCCAGTAATTGACTCTTTAATATTGTCTGGTCGACTAACAGAGTCTCATGACGTTCCAATATTTATACAGGGTATGATGGAAGGAATAACAGGCACCGGATATACTACTACTAGAACTTCTGATATTTTAGAAAATCTTTTAAAACACACATTGGGTGGCGAAGATGCGGTTACTTATTTAGTTGAAAACTTTGGAGCAGATGGCACACATCAGTATGCATCCTTAGCTAAATTAGACGACTTTGCAAAGAAAACAATGGCTCAAGCAGACGCACTAAAAAGACTTGGAATGGCATCAATGCCACAGGATCAAATTCTTGCAGCAACGCCTATAAGCGAAGATGCCCAAAGAATAGCTAGCTTTTTAATGGACAGGCATAAAGAGGAGATGGATTCAATTTTTACTGCAGCTACAAGGGATTTGGCAGATCAAGAAAAGTTGATGTTATCTTTAAGAAAAATAAATATGGGAGAAAAAGTTGTAGCTGATATGAAAATAGCTGCAGAAAGATTTGGAATTACAACAGAAGAATTAATTAATGCAATGGATCTAGTTTCAGCTAGAAGGGGAGAAAGATTTAGATTAGCTGATTTAGATGTATTAGGTGACGATGGCCTAGATCTACTAAGGCAAGTCCAAGCTACTAGAACAAGAAGAATTAATAACTTTTATTCCAGTTTAGTAGATAGTTCTAAGATGGATATTCTTACTAGGGCAGCAGACGCCATGTCAGACGAAAGTGCAGTAGATGATATAAAAGCTTCTTTTGCGGACTTAATCTCTTCAGGACATTCACCCGAAGACGCCATGACAATGATGGGTGATGTTGATTCTACCGTAATAAGAGCTTTGGACGATGAAGCATCTGATGAAGCTAAAATAATTAGAAATATCAATGCTCAAAAAGAATTAGATTCCGACATTGTTGATCAGATTACTGCCAGAACAGCAAGGACAGTTACTGCTCCGGCTGTAGATGATACATTAGGTCTTGGTCTAGAAGCAGCAGTAGCAGGAGAAGACTATTCATCATTTGTGGACGATGTTCCTTTTAACAGGGACTTCGTAGGTTCATTAAAAAATCTATTTGAAAATAATAAATTATTTAAGAACTCAGTCTATGCAGCAGGAGCTTTAATCGTTGGAAGCTTTGCCTATTCAGCTTACAAGGACCGTACGGCAGAAGATATACAGGGCCCACCACTATTGCCTGGTGGCTCTGCTTATGAGGAAAATTATCCAGATAGACTTCCAGAAATTCCACAAGTTGGAACAGTAAATTATAACCCCGGAGTATCCTATAAAGTTAACCTTTATGGGGATAGAAATAATGTTAATAATTTTAGAAGTCAAGCTATGGAACTCGGAAATTTCAATATGAACACTACTATGTATGATAGAATCCCAGATGTTGGTAGAGATCCATACGCTGATATAGCGTCTTCTTATTAAAGGTATAATGTTGTATGATTTTAAATGTTGGAGCACAAAATAAGAAGCTATCAGATGCGGGCTCTAAACCTAAAGATACTACACATAGAACATTAACCTCAAACAAATACGCAGCAAAAATAGCCACTAAAAAGAACGCTTCGTCTGGTGCGGATTCTTCAGGAATGAAAACAATACAACATGAGTCTAGGTCTAAAATTAAAAGATCAGATCAAGTAAAAGGGTCGTTTGAGGGCTTAGATAAATCCTCTAGAGCAGATATAACTATGAATGGTAGCGGATATCTTAACCCAAGTTATCAGACAGCTAGAAATAATAAAACCTTTGCCTCAAGTAATTCTTTAAATTTTTCTCAATCTTCATTTACAGGATCTAATTTATCGGATATAATAAATAATATAAGTGGAGTCTCTAGACCGGGATCCTCTTCATCTATTGTTCAGGAAATGAATAGAAAAAATAATCTTATATAAACGGATAAAATATGGCTACAAAAAATAAAATTTCCAGTGGGGCAGCTGACGTACTGCAAAAAATATATGATAATCGTGAAAAAGATACAATATCATATATAATACATACGTTAACAACAAATGCCCAACTATATGATGATTTTAATTTAAAAAGTATATTTGTAGAGCGTGATTATTTTAATCAAAAAACCCCTGGTGGACTTGATGCTTTTGAAGATGATCTTTTAATTAGGTTAATACGGTTATGACAAAAATGACAAACTATCAGTAGCAGCTATTGATGATTGCATAGGTGATTATTATGAAAATACATTACACAGTAATAGATTACAGCTGCATGTAGATTGGAATAACGATCCAAGCCATAGCTTTCCTAAACTACCTAATCCAACAACAGAATCTAATAGACATTTAATAAGATTAGACTTTTACACCAAAAATATATTTGTTCCCGTTTCAGGTGGTACATTTAGCTTTACAAAAAGAAGCACATACGAAATTTTAATTAAATGGATTAAGCTAAGACTAAATGTATTAAAAGAGTATCCAACTGGTTCCAGTAAGTCAATTTCTGACTATGTATCAGAAAAAGAATTATCAATAACATCTGAAGAAGAAGACAATAGAACTGGAGATTTATCTAATCCCCAAGCTGCTAACTATCTGTTAGAGCTAATGAAAAAGATATATGCAGATCCAGCTGTTGTACAACAAAAACAATATACAATTGTTGGACGAGCAATTACATCTTCAACTAATACGGTCGATAGAAATAGAGAAATCGATGGTACAAGAAAAGGTAATTTCTGGAAGGTATTTAGTCCAACACCTTCCCAAAAGTCAACAGCAGTAGAAAAATTAACAGCAGATCAGTTTGATTTACTTTTTGAGAAACTAGAAGTATCTGGCTTGCTTGCACTAGCAAGCTACGCTGGAGAAATTACCAACTTTGCCAAGAAAAGACTTACAGAGCTAGGTAAAAATAATACACAAGTAAGTGGACTAGTCGAAAGCGGAGTAGATGCCGGATGGCTTGAACAGTTAACCACTGTAACATCTTATCTAACAAGAGATCCAATTCTATTAGGAATAGTTAATATTTACTTTCCTAGCCTTGTTGCCTTTTACTTTGAAGCTGTTGCAATAGCTACAGATTATTCTAATGATGGTCAAGGTGGTGGCACTGAAGACGATATGAATAATCCCGATTTATTTATATCTACCCTAGAAGAAGCTTTTGGTACTCGTGATGGAAAAAAGATTTTTGAACATGCTTCAAAGTTTAATAACACACAAAAAAGAATAGAAGAAGTATTTAAAAATTCTCCTTATAGACAAAGTATTTCACCAGACGCCCCAGACGTATTTCATTTAAGGTTAGGTGCATCAAACTTCTTTGTTCCACCCTTGTCAATAGATGTTAATACTAGTTTTAAAACAGGAAGTTTAACTGGTGGAGCGCTAAGGCAAAAGAATACACCCAAGTTCAACGCTGGACACAAAGAAACTTCAATAAGAATGAGATTATTTTTTCCAAACTATGAAGAAATTTGGGGAATATCAATAGATGAAGCTTCAGCTATAAGACTTACTGATAACTTTGAAATAGACTTTAAAACAGGTGGAACAAGCGAAAAGAAAATAGACAAATTCCTTTCTTCACTAAGAGGTCTAGTCGCAGCCTTTAAATACTCACCATTCTTGCCTGTAAGAAATTATTATCTTAATTCAGTTCATGGCATTACAGCTGTAGCACTTTCAAACATAAGTGTATCAACCGTACCAAACTTTCCATTTGCTCTAGCGGTTGACTTGGAGTTAATGAATTTCAATCACAAACCATTTATGCCGATGGTGTCAGACTTTAATCAAGCCATACACTGGGGTAAATATAGGCAGTACATGGGTAAAGCAGCTGGTGTTCTTCATAATTATGTAAATGGTGATTTCTTGATGAAGAATACTGATGACAGAAATTCAGAAGATTCCTCAGATAAAGATATTGGATCTGCTCCTAATAAACAAGAAGTAGATATACCTAAAGCAATAGAGGATTTTAAGGGTCAAGTTTTTGCATCCTACGAAAATGACGTATTGACAACCAATGTTATCAATGAATGGATTAATGGAAACCATATTAGCTTCTTTGTTCCGGCAGAAACTCAAACAAAAATATTCCTTCCTGACAACACAATGTTCAGAACAGATCAGGAGAAAAACTTTAAAGATTATGGTGGACAAAACTTCTGGGAAACTGTTCTTAAATATTTTGGTATTGTCGACATTAATTCCAATTACCAAGTACCATTGGCGCAGGCCTATGCGTTAGCCAACGCAGGACAAGTTCCACCAAGAGCTAAGACAGCAGTTAAGAATGCTATAGATATATTAACTGCAGGAATTAATTCTGAATCAGCCAGTAAAAAAGTATATCAATACTTAAAAACTATATTCCTACAGGAAAACTCTGGACTAACTACAGCTGAAAAGAATTATATAGAAGATTATGATTCAACTAATGGACCATCTACTCCAGCTGTAAAAGATTATTATTTTAACGGTGAAGTATTAACCGGTTTAACAATAGTGCAAATTAAGCGGAAGATTAAAAGAAAACTCCAAAAATGCTGAGAAGTATCTGGATACAATTACAAAAGAATTAACAGATAAAAAAGCTGTTGGATTAGGCATCAAAAAGCCAACTGGATCCTGGGAAACAGGTAGTGATCAATATAAAAATCTTTACAAAACAACTAGAGATGAAGTAAGAGATGCATTTAGCGTATCTATCTTAGATAGATTTTATCAAAGTGGCCCAATCCAGCAGATCATGGAGGCCATGTATGCAAGAAGTGGCGCATTCCAATTCAACGAATGGGAAGTCCCAATGTTGAAAATAGATCTAGATCCAAAAGAAGTTACGATTAATGGTGTTTCTGTTTCAATGGGTAATACACTATCTAAACTTCAATTTCAAATGCAAGATGAGCCAACATATCAGCATATAGGTGGAAAAGATACTTATATCAATATATCAATGACTGTTGTTGGAGAAAAAGAATTAACAAAAATAAAAAGAATATTTGATCATATATCAGGATTAGCTAGACTAGAACATGCAACTGGTGTTCTAGGTTTTATGGGTATAAAAAATATTATCACAGCTTTATGTGGTGTTAAATATGTCGTTCCATTAAATTACTCAGTTAATACAAGACCAAATTATCCTCACGTTTACGATGTCCAAATAAGTTTGATGGACTTTGACATTTTCCAACAGTCTAGAGAAAAATTAGACTCTAGCCAACAATCAGATTTAATAAGTCATTTTAAGACAAAGAAAAATCCATTCTTAAGAATTAAGCAAATGTGGGGTTCTTTTAATACTTATCCAGATTTCCCACTTCAAATAAAAGATAAAGATAATAAAGTTGTAGGACATCTTGATCCTGATTTCTACTTTAGATCTTTTGAAATATATGACAATGATGTTATCTATAACATTTCAAAGCCAAAGGGTGACATGCCATCGTTTATGGATGATGAAGATGTTGAAGAAGTAGTAGACAGACTCAAGAGCGAGTTACCAGAAGGCTACGGACCAGAAGGCGACAATAGAGCTCCGATAATAGATTTAATTATTCAATGGATGAGAGAATATACTGGAATAACTGATGGTCAAATAAAGAAACAAAAAATTCAGACTATTACATCCACTCTGGAAAGTAAAGGGATAAAAGTCAGTACATTCCTAAAAATACTTTCAGCTATATCTTCAAATGTAGAATTAGTAGACCTAAATAAAGAGAGATTTACTACTCCTGAAAGAAGAATGCTTATTCTTGACTTTATTGAGTACTCTCAAGAAGAACCAAAAACAGACGACGAAGCCCAGTTTACTAATAAGGTATATTCTGCTCCATATAAAGTTGGAAACACTTACTCTGGCAGCGAAGAACTTTTTAGCGATCTTTCCAGTGCTTTATCTGGAGAATATAACGTTAGCGGTGAAGAAGAAATAAGTTTCGATCCTGATAGTTTAACCGCACACTGCATCATATCAATGATGCCAATTAGAGACCCACAAGAGCCATCTAAGATTCCAGCAATTATGAACACTGCTTATGGTGTAAATTTTGGTTATATAGATACAGAAAAAGATGGAAGATTTTATCTAACTGTTGGCGGATCAAATGTAAAGAAAAAAGCAAAGCCTGCTCCAGTTACTGATCCATCAAGACCTGAATACGGGGCACAAAATGCTACTACATTTAATGGAGCAGCAGCATTTTCTGAATACCAACAATCTATTTCCCAAGGCGCTGGTGAGCTTCCAGAAACAATGTCATCCGGAATGCCAAAACAAAATTCCGTAGCAAAGCACTGGGAAAAAATGCTTGTAGATACACAATATAGAGATGTATCTGGTCGAATGATACGAGCCTTCCCAACCTACATGTTATGGCTGATAGATGAAGGTGGCTATTTTGCTGGTGTAAAGATGTTTGATAACTTCTACGGACTCCAATCAATTATAGACTTTTCTGTAATATCATCAGAAGATTTAGTAGGAGATACTTTAGTATTTAGAGTTTCTAATCTTTATTCAAAGTTGACTAAAAAAGAATCAGATAAAATATTTGGACCAGAGTCGGATGGATATAATCAAGATAGTCCTGGTTTAACTGAAGGACTTTCTTCGATAATAGATAATACTTTAAATAAAGCTAAAAATATATTAGCTCATATGAGAAGTGATTATATTGTTGATATTCAAAATATAAGATTAAAACCAGGAGTAAGAGTTCACTTAAGAGGTGGGTACGGTTCTAATCCAAATAGTCTTCAAACATTATTTAATGGAACTATTACAGAAGTCCAAACAGGTGACATCATAACAGTAACCGCACAATCAGATGCAATAGAACTTGGTGCAGTAATCAACTCCACTAATAAAAAAGGTGATTCTGGAAAAATAGATGGTGGCATAAATACTGGTCTTTGGCTATCAGAGCCTAGAGACTTAATGGTTAGATTGCTAACTATGGGAAGCTCCAGATTCAGAGAAGGCATATCTTATGCAACTAGAGGTTTAGTTTTTTCTGAGAATAAGTTCGGAATAAGACATTTTGGTTCAATACTTTATGAACCAATGAACGAAAGCGAAATGATGCGTCATCAGGCAAGAGTTGATGCAATAGGCGATGCACACACTTTAGTCGGAAATATGAATGCAGGTTCTATAGCATCAAGCGCTGTTGAAGGTGCAGCTAAAACAATAGGATATGGAGTTACAGATGTTTTTGGAATATCAACAACTCAAGGTTTTAGATCTCCTGTATTTAATTTAATGAGCCAAATGTGGTCTAATTTTTCTGCACAAAGAGATATAGAAATTTTCAAACGAAATATATATCCAGGAAATGGAACTGGTATAGCTCAATTCTTGGGAGGAGACTTAGGAGATGGCTGGACAAGCGTTGCCTCAGTGACACCAGAAAATATGCCCAATGACAGACTTGATTATCTCGGTAGGTTAACAGACGTTACATGGAATAATCTAGTTGGTAGACAGCAGGCAACTGGTATAAGGCCAAATGAGAAACAAGTTTTTGAGGATATGGTTTCTGACTCTAAACTTATAGCATCTGGAAGCGCAAAAATTGCTGCTGGTCTTACATCTGTTGGTGTTGGTGCAGCTATATCAGTACTTTCTCCAGTTGCAGGAGTAGCTATAGGTGGAGCAGCTTTAACTGGAGTTCTTTCTGGCAGAGGTGGAACTAACGTTTTTAGAATGACAGGTTTAGTTTCCGCTAATGACGACGATGACATGCCAGGCTTTGATGAAGTTTCTTTTAGAGCACAAACATATATGAGAACAGTATGGGATCTATTTCAAACCTGTGCAAAACTTCTTCCAAACTACATTGTTGCCGTAAGACCATTTGAAGATAGGTCTACAGTTTTCTACGGTAAACCACACTGGTTATATACATCTGGAGTTGTTCCTGTTACAACTGGGTACCCTGGTGACGAAAAAGCTGCAGAATTAGGAATTATCACTCCAACACCAAGAGAGCCAGATACAGAGTTATTAGATATTATATTAAATCTAAATAAAGAAACAACACCATACCAAGATGCAGAAGCATTCTTGAGAGGCAAAGAGCCATTAGATGCAATAGCTAAATTAGTGCAGACACAAAGCAGTGGAGAACTATTTCAAGCTGCAAGCACTCTTAGTGGTAAAGTAATACATTTAAATAGTGCTTTAAGTAATACAATTGTTGATGACAATGATATTGTCATAGCAAAGATACCTAAAAAAGTTGGAAAAACATTTGTTGGCTACCACCTACCAGTGGGATCTGCAACTGAAGATATAACCGAAGAAACAGTTTTAAAGCATGCACAAATTGAACAGCTTCCAGTTAGATTCTCTTATCCATTTTTTGTAGACAAAGAGAATGATGATTTTTATTTAGCGAATTATTCATATGTTCCATTCTTTACTAATCAAAGCTCAAATCCATTAGAAAAATTTAGACCTTATGATAATTTTAATTATAAAACTGGTGGTGGAAAATCCAAATATGAAAATGAATATAAAGTATTAATTCAGTCTGAAGAAACTTTTTTAAAGGGCTTAGGTGTCACTAAGGATTCTGCAAGACAACTACTCGGTAATACAACATCATTTAAAACCCTACTTAATGAAAGTATAGCTAATACCATTTTTAAAATTAACGGAAAAGCTAGAATGCCTTTCCCAGAAAATGCAACAAAGGGTGAATTTGTTAGATTAGCGGAAAATGCAGATATAGAAAATTTTGTACCCGCTAAAGAATATGATAATACAAAGATAAATTATGAAGAATGGGGTTTTCCATTAACGTCTATGGAAGAACAATTCTATATTGCAATGAAATGGCCATATAATCCATCATTCAAGGATGATGCAGCTGCATTAAATCTTTGGAAAAAAACCTATTTTGCAAATAAAGAAAATGAGACACTATACGGAACAGCACAAGACTATAAAAATCAACATGTTCTAGTTTATAATCCGTCAACAAAAACTGCCGTAGTTTGTAAGCCTGCCTATTTCTTATGGGGAGAGACAAAAGAACCAGAAGATTATAGCGAATATGACAAAGAGACATCTATAGATGCTTTAGTATCTCCAGATGCAGCATATTATCTAGGAATATTAACATCAGACATTAGAAGACAGTATATTGTAAGTTCAGGTGAAGCCGTATCTGTTGTAGATGAGTCTCTTGGTTCAGTCGCAGACTCTGGCTACGGTTTGGCACCAGAAGCACAACAATGTGTTTTCATGTTTGTGCCTAATACAATACCACTAGGAGTTGCTGTAACTGCATCTCAAACAATTACGCCATTCGTAAACCAGACTGCTTCAGATACCAATCTCATACCAGGTTATGAAGGTCTTGATCCGCTAATAGGGTTTGGATCATTCAAGCCAATAAACGGCACATTAAACATAGCAAAAGCTACCGATAAGCTTGGTAAAGATATTCTAGAAGAATATAGTTCTGGAACTTCTCAGCAGACTGTTCAAGATAAAAAATATGGTGGTAATTATAGAGGTTATTTAACTAAAGTCTTAAAGGGCGGAAGTAATATAAATAAACTGACTAAAGAAGAAGGATGGAAGATTCTCGACGCAGAATTAGCTACCACAGGAAGTGAATCAACTGGTACAGGAAGAAGCAGCTTCGCAGATGTATTTGATCCATTGGATGATGTATCAATAACTAGTAGAAGATTTTATGATGAAGACTATGATCCAAATCAAACTGTTATAGCAGGAGACGGTAGAACAATAGAACAAGCTAGAGATATTTGGGATCAATTTAGATTTGGTTTTCATGATTATGATCACGTAAAGCTTGCATTCTATGATATGTATGGACTGGATCCAAACTCAGATGAAAATCTCCCTTCAGACATAAAGAGTTTAATTTTCAAAGCCGCAGATCCAGACTCTATAAGTATATTTGATAAGTTTAATTCTACAAATAATAGTGGATTAGATGAATTTTCTATTTTACTTGGAGCAGATTGGGCGAATGATCAAAGTGCAGCCAATCAGTTAATGGTCACTGGAGCACAATATGCAACAGATAAATTCATAGATGCCGATATTGAATCTGGTGGTTTGGTTGAGTATTTTGATATTTTAATAAAAGAAAAATTAAAAGGATTCTATTCTAATTTCATAGATGGAAATATTGATTTCTTGAGTGGCTATTATTATTCAGAACAATATGATCCATCAGCCCCAGCACCATATGCTCCATCCGCTGCAAACTTTAGAATTATAGATGAATATGAATATCAGTTATATTTGTATAATCAGAAGAAAAGAGCTACACCACCAACTCTACCTTCAGGAATAACTAGAGAAGCTCCTGTAGTGGAACTAAGTAGTATCATAAAAACACCTAGGCAATTATTCTTATTATTGGTAGGATTGTTTAGGCAGAGAATGTGGGAGGATGCTTATTCTAGAGCATGGTTAGTTCTAAAGCCAAATAGAAAGTACAGCGGTGAAGGAGCTGAAGGGCAATGGGACTTTGCTCCAGTAACAAAAATATTTACAGCATTTATTAATCCAAATGACACATACGGAAAAGATAAGAAAAAATTCTTAGAGCTTTTATATAAAACTAGAGGAGAAGGCAGTAGTCATACAAATATTGTATCCAAAGCTTTAGCTGGGGTAGATGGCTTTGTGGATAGAACAATAGGTCCTTTGATAACGGCTACAAGCGATGCATTGTCAAGCCTAATCCAAACCTTTAAATTAAACATGCTACAGATGGGATATGGTTTATCCCAAATTGGAAACTTTGCTAAGCAAGCAAATATTTTAAATAAAGTATTAAATGACTCAATATATTATTCAATGGGCAGACCTGGATCATTATTAAGAGCTGTAGATAATCCATTCACTAGAGAGTATGGTGAGCCAGTAGTCGAGATTAGAGAACCATTCCAAAGAATACATTATCTAAATTCATTCTCTCACATACTTTCTAATCAAATACAAGAAAATATAAACAATGTATCCACAGTTGTAACAGCAGTATCAGATGGAAAGTATCCAGTAACAGTAGCATTAGATAAAGGTGCTCCCGCAGACAGACAAACTGAAATGACTGTTGAAACTGGAATATATTTTGATAACGTAGTTGGTTCTGGTTTCTTCGGTTTTCTACATCCACTCTTGCATCCTTTCGAAACAGGAAGAGGAATATCAAAAGCTGCAACAGGTGCTCCAGATGAATTGAGCGCAAAGAGAATAGCTCTTGGACACTTAAAAGAATCAATAAAAGATATTTATGGTGGAGAACTTTTAGTAATCGGAAACGCAGATATTAGACCACATGACCTTGTATATATAGCAGATATATATGAAAGAATGTATGGAATATTTGAAGTAGAACAAGTTATACATCACTTTACTCCAGAGTTGGGTTACGTAACATCTATTACCCCCAACGCCTTGGTCTCTATAAATGATCCAGCTAGATGGTATATGACATCATGGATAAACTCTTGGATGTCTGTACAAAACATAAGAAATGATACTAGAATATATCTAGATTCAATAAGAGCCGGAAATACTGGTATGTCGCTTGGTGGACAAATATCTGTAGACAGTTTGGCTGAAACATTGTCTCCTCAGATGATAGGAGCAATGCAGTACACCCATGGATCATCTGCTTTAATTAAGGATATAGTTGCTTCTAACACAGCAGAAAATTTCCCTGATATTTCTTCAGACATAAGAGCCCAAGCACAAAAAGATGGGAATAATGGAATTGTGTCAGCAGGAGCAATTGCTGCCGGAATTGCAATATCTTCTGTTCCTCTTATTGGACAAGCAGCATGGAAGGGCTGGCAGTGGGTTAGAGATAACCTAATGGATCAACACGGATGCTATGTACAGTATCTCAATAAGAATGGTCAGGCAATGGATGCGGGACTGTCTTATAATCAAGGAATGGTCGTTGGAAGATATCACTCCAAGGCTTTATTACCTGGAGTATTAGGCTCTAGAGTAAATGCTAAAACTCCGGATGGATATTCCTATATCAGAACAGATGATATATTTAAGAGCCTAGGATGGAAAGAAACACAGATATCTTCTTTTGTTAAATATTCAAGCTACGAAAATGCACTTGTCCATGCGCAAGTCTTAAATCTTTCAGGGCTTGGTCCAGAGAAAGCTGGCCTTGAACCAATGTTTAAAGTAGTTTGTACACTAGATACCTCTAGGGGATATCAGAACTCTGGAGTTGAAGACGCTGACACCATATATGTAACAGACATATTTAGTAACGATAAGGCAAAGTTCACAGTCAGATTAGATGGAATAAACGCAAAAGAAAAATCATCGTTCTCATTTACTAATAGAATAAAAAGTGGAAAAATTACTGGCTACAGAGAAGGTTACTTGGAATCTATTCCAGGTGTTGAGATTATTATATTTACAGCAGAACCAAACATTGACAGTACTGGAGTTAATCCTCCACTAGACTTGGTGGTTGGCAATACTGTACAGGTCACTGGAGTCTCAGATAATTTAGATAGATCTTACAGGGTTGCTTTTGTTAATGAATCTGTTTTTATCGTACAAAAAGATCAAACACAAACACCAAGTCCAAGCTTGGCTAATTTTACCGAATCAGATTGGATCATATATGGAATACAGTCAAGAAACGCTACATACAAAACTGTAGAGAGCAATGACGAAGGTGGTTCTGCAATGCCAACGGTAGGAGTTGGAAACAAAGCTACAATGTACGTAAAAGAAAAATTAAAAGATAAAGTTTTCGTTTTAAGAATAGCAAAATCAAGAGCTACTGGTGGACTTGTATCTGACATAGATTTTGAAGCAGGCTCTATTTATAATAAAGAGTCTAATTATCTAAAAGAAAAATATGGAAGAACTCTTGGTTCAGTTTTTTATCAGAATGAGTCAGCAATTGTTTCAAAAAATAAAAATTATGTTTATTCTTTATTTGTCAAAAACTTAGATGAAAATAATAATGTTAATTTAGATAAAGTTAAGTTAAATGTTGCTCAATCTTTAACCTCTAGTATATTAAAAAATAATTCTAATGATACCGTATCATCTAGAT